ACGTTGCCGTAGTTACTAGCACCGCCCACGATACCAGTTAGTAGAGCACCGTTACCTACAAAGTAAGTAGCGGTTACATTACCTGCCACTGAGACGTTGGCGATATTGCCTGACTGTAAGTATGTGGCCACTTGGACGTTGCTGTAACTGCTACCACCGTAGATTGAATCGTCACTGTTAAGGATATATCCACCGCTTGGTAATTTTAGATTGCCATCTACACTCCAATACCACGATTTGAATTGTGGGCTACTATTACCGTCAAGATAGCCAATGTCCAAGGTAGCATTGTTTTGTGCTACATAGAAGTTTGAGTTAACGGCCATATTTGGGGCCACGGTTACATTAGCATTTTGCCACATCAACTGTGAATATTGATCACTCTGCATAGTGATACTTTGACTAACTGGTGCTAGTATCAAGCTATTAGGGAATTGTGTAGTTCCGGTTTTGCCAAATGTCCACTGGGCAGTATTTCCGGCGCCATCATTGCTGTTGATTACCACACCGCCAGTATTGGCCAATTTAACATAGTGATTATCGTCGCCTAGGAACAGTTCAGTACCGCTGCCAGCCATCAGATGAACATGGTTACCATCTACCGCAGTAGGTGCTATTTCTAGATACTGTGTGCTGGTACCACCATTGGGTTTTAATCTTATAGCGCCTGCACTTCCATACCCGCTTTCTAAAATAGTTGCGCCCGAAGGTAAAGTTAGGACAGCATCTGTGCCAAAGGTCCAGGTGTAGCCTGCTTTGCTAATGTTAGCCGCAATATTGCCATCATATGTTGGTAGGTATGTCTCTACCTTAACGTTACTGTAGAATGATTGACTATCAACATAGCCCTTCATGCCTACGTTGGCAGTAGTAATGGCCAAATTGGCTGCAGTTACCTGTGCTGATTGTATAGTATTAGCAAATGCCCAGGCCGCGTTAGCCGCCGCTATGTTATTATTAATTGCTGTGATAGTTGGGCTGGTGATGTTACCTAGCTGTAGGTCATCATAGATAGCATCGGTGAAGTCAACTGTGGTACCTGGATTTTGCACGACATTACTAAACAAACGCCATTGATTAGCACTGGCGTCACGGATTAGACCAGTGTGTTGTAATAGCCCATTTACAGTGCGATGTGCAGTGAGACCGAGATCCAAGCTGTCTGCTGGATTTAGATCAGCAAGGTTGATAATGTTATCGCCAATGGCTATATTATTAACGCTGATGTAGTTTACATTACCATTAACAAACAAGTTGCCTTCAATGGTTAAATTACCAGCGAATGTTTTAGATGCTCCGTTTAAGAAATATGATGTAACATTTACGTTGGTATATGTCTGTGCGTCAACGTAGCCTTTTAATCCAACGTTGGCAGCAGTAATGGCTAAGTTAGCCGCATTTACCTGTGCTGATTGTATAGTGTTAGCTTGATCAACGTAACCCCTCATGCCTACATTGGCAGCCGTAATCTGTGCTGATTGTATAGTATTGCCTTGGTTAATATATCCAATAATACCAACGTTAGCACTAGTAAGTTGAGCACTTTGAATTGTGTTGGCTTGATCAACGTAACCTTTTAATCCAACGTTGGCTGCTGTTACATTAGCGTTTAAGGCATATGAACTTAGATCAACTGTAACGTTAGCTACAACGGTATTAACATACCCAATCGTAGGAATAACGTTACCGTTAATTCTAAGATTACCAGTATTGTCAATTGTTAATGGAACACCGCCGACGAATATGGTGTTATTGCTGACAAATAAGTCATTCCATTGATGTGTGATATTACCTAAACTATATGTAACGTTAGCACTAGGGATCAAATTGCCAAATACCGCAGTTCCATTTAAAATAGAATTGATATTACCAGTGATACTAGCTGTATTTACTGTAGCCGCATATCCACCAACGGTTACACCATCGTGAACATACAATGTCCAATTGGTAGTGTCGACAACTAGTTCCCCTGCGGTACCTAGATAACTAGCAACTGCAGCCGCGTTGCCTCGTCGTAGTTGTAGTCTGCGTGGTGAAGGATATGCCATTCTATAGTGTACCTAAATCAACATCACCACTGTAGTCTGTGGTGCTGGTAGTAAACATGTCTGTATTGTATGCTGGATTAATATTAACCTCAGCGTAGACTTTAAAATTATCATCTGAGTAAACAGGAGTATTATAGGTTCCGTTACTAGATAGGAATGCTAGTTTATATTTGTTCTGCGGTAGCGTGTTTAAGAAACTGTCAGTAAGCATAACATTGGCAGTAGCAGTAGAGACATTACTCACAGTAACCGCTACGTTAGCAACCACATTGCCTTTTAAATAATCAACGAGAAAACCATAAAACGTTAGGCCTGCAATATTAGCAGACTTTTGGTCTTGGTTTTTAAACTTGATAGTTATGGGATTATCTGCCCCGCGATAGATTTCAATTGGTCTTTGATACACGACACGGTTCCTTATATTTTGTATGTCAGGGTTTTCGTAGTCCAGAAGTTGAACGGTGAAAATATTTTGGTATAAATAACTTGTGATTAGTGGCACTTTGTGTTAATCCCTTTAGTATATTTATCGCGAGTCGTATGGAAGACAGTTTCAAGAATCTATTAGATCAATACCCATTTTTAAGCTACGTCACCTACGGCGGTAACGACTACATTGGCATCGTTCAAAATTCAGACGAGTTGATCACAACGATTTACGACTATGCTCTGCTTAAGGGTATAGAACAGAAGACACGCTATTTAGAACTAGCTGATCAGTGGTGGTGGGAAAGTAATAGACTGTTGCCTATTAATGTGTTTTTAAAGCAGGATTGGGTAGAGTTTAGAATCTGCTTAAAAACATTCAACAGTAAAGATGTGCTTATACAGCACGGACCATCTGTAAGTTTAAAAGAAATTGCTAATAAAAGATCAAAGCGTAGAAGTATTACGCTTGTTCGTCGAGTAGGTTAAGATTAACTACTACTAATTGAGAATAAGCAATTGCATGTGCTTTTTTGAAACTATATTCACCTTCAACTTTATCCCAAACAGTAAGACCGACATCTTTCCAAGTCTTTCCAACTAAGTGTCGTTTGCCCGGACGTATAACTGCTAGGAACATAGCCAAGCGTGGAATTGTATCCACAGGTTCTGGCATTTTAAGTAGAGTATCGTAGTGATTGTTGATATGAATTAACTGCGCACATATTGTGGGGTCATATAGTTTAGCCCAATCAGGTTCCTGCATTAACTTAATCAAATGACTTTCATCTTTAACTTGTTTGTATAGGTTAACGTTTAATAGATCTAACTTCATATAACCACGCTCTTCGGCATCATTATAGTCTAGACTAGCAAATCCTGTAAACGGGTCCACAGGAATATCTGTTACATATACACCAGTATTGTGTTTAACCAATTTACCATCACGTATAATACCAGCCGATGTGGCTTCAATGACTGCCAGTGCCTGTTCACGATCTGCAAAATCAATATCAATGTCACTGCGGAATTTCATAGGCCAGATTCCTTAAGTATCATTTTAACCCATTCTGTATCTGCTACATAATCACCAAACTTGCGTTGCCAAAAGTCTGGATCTATCCAAGGCAGGATCATAGCAATTTGTTCTTCACTGAGTGCTTCAAGAAATGCCACACCACTGCTACAATTAAAAATAATCCAAGGACTAATCCTACCATTGACAATATGATGGCAGATACGATTCGAATTACCGTATCTAAAGTAGTCATTGAAGTTGGCAAGCATTTTAATCTCATCTGCGTATTCCTGCATTTCCATAAGCGCACGTTCTATTGCGTCAGACACTGCTTCTTTTTTCATATAAGCGTGTAGGTATTCTAAATAAACTTTTTCATGTGTCCAATGATCGAGTTTTTTGTTTTCTTTAATTACATATTCAATGAATGCTCTAGGATTAACCGCACGTATAGCAATCATATGGCGGCCAAACTTGACAAAAGCACTGTAATAAGGACTATCTACAAAGTCTGCATAGCTCTTAAGTTTAGCACTACCTTGTGTTAACTCAAAAAATCGTAGGTATGCTTGTAGACCAAACTGTACACCTACTTCTTTTTCCTGTTGCCAGCGTCGTTTATTTTCGCAAAGATGCGCCGCAAGGGTTGATTCCTTACGATACTCTTTACTACAATACTTACACTTAAAGGTCGGACTTGATGCGCTTGTCATCCCAGCCGAGTTTTCGTGCCATGTCTGTAAGATCTCTTTTATCATTGATAGCCGCTAGTAGTTTGATTTCATCGTCTTTGAGTTCTGGATATAGAGCTGTTAAAAACTTAACAGCCTTGTTATTCGTTTCTTTCTTCTTGCTACCCTGCCAATAGTGATGTTGCTTGCCCATACCAGGACTAACAGTAGTACACATTAACCACTGTAGTTTAGGATGCTTGTTTAAGTCAAAGAAGTATTTGTTAATGTTTTCGTTAGTGGCTAGCAGGTAATATGCCTGCAGGTCTGTGCCTCCTGCAACACTAGCACCATAACGCAACATTAGATATGTGCTAAATTTTTTACGTTCTTCATCAGTGAACTTATCGTAGTAAGCACGGTCTTTACGATCAAATGCTGCCATTTCATTGCCGATGTATAATGGGTCATTACTCATAGTTTTATTATAACACAAGTTTCCTAAATTGGTCAAGCTCGGGGATATAATCTTTTAATTGAATATTTCTAGATTCATCTAATCGATCGTTGAATTCAAAAAACAATTTTAATTTTTCTAATTTAATTGATTGAGGCGTTTCAAAGTAACAAACAATCCCATCAATAAAACTTTGTAACAATTTATCATTTTTATAACAATTTAACTTTTTAATTTTACGTATGCGGTTTAATACCAAGTCCCCGTCGGGAAAAATATAAGGATTTAATATATCATTTTCAAACTCTGCAAATGAACAGTGTACTAATACATTAGGAAAGTTATCATCGATAAACGTAAGTAACTGATCAAGTTGGCTGATGGTATATATTGATACCACTACATTAAATGAAACTTTATGATTTAAACTTAATTTTTTAGTATTTTCTATAGTATTTTCCCAAGAACTAAGCCATCTAACATAATCATTAACTTTTTGATATCCGTCAATGCTTACAATAAATTGCAAATTAGAAAAATGACTACATAAACTTAAAAATCGATCGCTAATTTTATTTACATTTGTATTAATAAGGAACTCAAAATTTGTATTTTGATTATCAATACATTTTTGCATAAACTCATATAATTCAATCATTGCTGTAGGTTCGCCACCAGCTACATACAATTTTTTTAGATTATCAAATTTAACAAAATCAAAATTAGTATATTCAATAGTTGCGGTTGGATCACGCCACCCTATCTGGATATATTCTTTTTCTATTAGATTACTATTTTCCGGACCGCATGATCTACACTGCAAATTGCATACATTACTAGGTCGAACTTCATAGTAAACAGGTGTTGTGATATGCTTAAGATCTTCTATAGATGTCAACCCGAGTCGATTAGCCCATTCAACTGTTTCTTGTTGTCTTGCACTTTTTATGCCGCGGGCTTCATAATTATAGCAAACAGAACAATGATCGGATACTAACTCGCCGGCGAGCATCTTATTTCGTATTGTTACATAATTTGGATCGTCTTGCCACGACGTGATGTTATTTATTTTAGTGATTGGGTTGGAAGATCTACAACAAACTGTAGTCGATCCATTGTTTGCGAGCATTTCAATGAATGGAAATATACAAAAACTTTTATTTGTATCTACTATATCTTCAAATAATTTTATATTAGTTGATGTACCCAGTTTTGTTACGTTTACTAAATTTTGAATATCATCTATTATTTTTATTGTTAGATAAAATGCGTCAGGGTGATTCCAGGTATTGCTCGGTTGATCAAGTAGTACTACTTCGTCAAATTGAGTTACTAACTCTTTAATCTGTCCAACTGATAGATCAAATACTGAGGTATGATAGTATCCATCTTGGATACTCGTATCAGACGATGATATTAGCCCGTTATTAATAGAATAGTTTAATTTAGCTAATTTAGATGTTTCACCGTCGGTATCCGTTGAATTATTACCCAAACAGAGTACTTTCACTTTATCTGCCTCTGCGCAATACATTAATAATTTGATTCACACTCTGTTGCATGTTAAGATAGTTTGATTTTAATGCGGCAATCTCTTCTGTTTGCCTGCGTAGTTGTATTTGTAAATCCTCAATGATAGTCTGACTTTCTTTTAATTTCTTTTCGTGACTAAGCAAGTTTGGACGCGGAATGTCCGGATTTACTACACGTTTCTTTTTCTGTTTAAATTGTAGTGGGTTAAATGCCATTTTCGTAATCCTTAGATAGCTTATATATAATTATGCATTTTTCTAGGGCAGATTGTAAAGTACTATTTGTTTTGGCCGCACGTCGAATTTCGCCCCAAAGACGGTCTTCTCGTATTTGAGCAATCCGGTCCGCAAGCTCGGCATCAATTTCAGCAGTTGGAACGAATGAGGCTGATAAGTCTATACCTTCGTACATCATGTCGTCAGTGATTACACTTGGATTTAGTTTAGTTACCATATTTTACCGTAGTCTACTACTTCACTTTGACGACTGATATCTTTAACAAAGTAAGCACACAGTGGACGCTCACCATCTACAATTGGTACAGCTAACATTTGTCCAGGTTTTAATTTAGGGAAATACCATTTAACATCTTGATAGATGTCTACAATCTCTACTGGTTTAAACTCTGGTTTAAAACTATCTAACGGATTAAATGTATAAGCACTAAACCCCCGGTCGTTAATACTAGTTAGTGGTATTACTTCTAAGTCACCAAAGTCTTGCTCACCAATTAAGATTTGCCAATCAGCAGGCATCTTAACTATATTGCCGCCTATGCTTAATACCAATGCCGGACTGTTAAATGACTCTAAAAAGATAAGTGGAATAAAGAAATAGTCGGGATTCTTTGGGTCGCTGTTATCTAATATTGCAAAACGTAAATCCTCAACTTCATCGGGGATTTCGTTCATTTCATACGCTGTGTTTTCTAATGTTAAAATATACATAGGTTACTTTTGCCACTCCACTTTTTCGACAACAAACGGATAGTTTGCATCTTTATAAAATTTCTTGCGTGTTGTAATGTGCCGTTTGGCAAACTTACAAGTTGATGTTACGTCCCATATCTGGACAAAATCTTTGTCTTCTGCTTTACGTATACCTCGACCAATACTTTGTATGACCCGAACAAATGATTTGCCAGGCTCAATGAGTATAAGATTAAAAATACGAGGAATATTAATACCAACTGCCGCAACACCATAAGTGGCAATAGCAACCACATCATTGTTTGATGCAAACTCATCGTAACTTTCTTTACGATCATCTGCTTTGGTCCCGCCACTGACAAATACTGCTCCTGCGATCTTTTCTAGCAAGGCTTTGCCCGGAGCAATACGATCTATTAGGATTAAAGTATTACCCGAACTTCGGATTGATTCTACAAGCTGTGCAATATAATCTAAACGTGCTTCTGTTTCTAATAGATAACGTAGTTCACTTTGATAGTCTTTGTATTCTACATAGTCTACAAGTTGTAAGATATTTACATGACATTGTGCTAAGACACCTTGGTCTTGAAGTTCACTAGCACTTAGTTTACCAACAACAGGGCCTAGACTACAAAGTAAACTAACCTGCTCATAGGCTTCTTTGGGTATTGTACCAGTTAACCCCCAACGAATAGGTATATGTGCCATTACCCCAGTGAGCAATGTTTTAAGTGCATCTGCTTTGGCCATGTGTACTTCGTCAACCATAACGCAAACCACACCTTCAATAAATTCACCAATGGTGACATCAACATCACCACCCTTGGTATTCTTAAGTAAGATGTTTAGACTTTGCCAAGTACAGATAGTATGTGTACGTCCAAACTCTTTACGATCACCAAAGTATACACCAACATCTAAACCTAAGTTGATATAGTCTGCTTCTGTTTGTGTAACTAATGATTTGTTTGGAACAATAACAATAGTACGTCCATAAGGTTCACAGCTATAACTTAGTGCCGCTGTGATAAGTGTTTTACCTGCACCTGTGGCAATCTCCTGCAGGCATTGCGGATTCTCAAGGAACTTGTTAATAATCTCAACTTGGTAATCACGAAGTACTACTGGTTGACCAGCAATTGGGTGTTTATCTGGCCAAGTCTTGTGTGCAAATGTCTGTTCAGTAACCTGTGAAAATTCAAATTGTGTCCGATAGTCACGTAGGTCTTCTAGCTGTATGTCGTAGCCACGTTCATCTAAATATGGAATAATTTCTGGAAGTAAGTTAGTATACGTACTGCCGCCCATTTGGAAATAAGCTACCTTACCATCCCACCGCCCTAACCTAACTGCGGGCAAGTAACGTGCGCCCGGGATTTCATATTTGAATTTATTGCTGAGAAATTTACGCTCAGTAAGATCTAGGCCTTCAATCTTTACGTTCACTTCATCTTTAATTAGTAATCTTGCTACGGCCATTAATTGTCTCTTAGGTTAGTGTTGCAGAAGTAGACTACTTTTTCTGCACGGTTAATCCAATCCAGCTTGCGCCCACCATACATCATCTGTTGGGTACTAACTAATAAAGGAATTGGAAACTCCCAAGTTTTAGGAAGTTTCTTAGCATATACTACTTTAACATGATACGGGTCATAATCGCTAGTCTTAGTCTTGCCGTTTTGATCAAAGCGCACTATGTCTGCTTCATCAAACCGTGACAGGTCTATTTCGCCAATCATACTAGGATCCCATATACAAACTGGATAACGATTGGTCAATTCGGCATAGTCAAACAACCATTCTAATAATTCTGCTCTAGGTTCTAACTGTACAGTATGTTTGGTACCAATATACTCTAGTGCTTGCCCGTATTTGACGCTGGCTTCTTCTAATAGATCAGCATCAACACTATAACCTAATATGCCAGCATGATCGATTAACTTAACAAAGTCATCGCCTATATGTTCAGCAACATATTCTTTAAGGCTATTGGCAGCATTAGTAATAGCATAGCCATCTGCTGTTCTAACTAGTTTGATTTCGTACGGTTGACTTTCGCAGGCTAAGATTTGATTGAATAGATCTGTGACCAGCGAGTCTACTTCAAAGTCATTTGAGTTGCCCCAGGTAACAATAAAGTTTACATTGTATTCCGTAATACCCAACTGCCAAACTTTAGCTTCACGATCAAACACTGCACGACCTTGCCCTGTATCTTTTAGCTGGCGCATTTCTTCAATGCGTTGTTGACTGTAGGGAAACTTAACCAGGAGGTTACCGTCTGCTAGCCAAATACGCTGTTGACGATCTATAACTCGCAGAGCATATCTCCACTTAGGTGCAGTTTCTACAGGGCTAATATCAATACCATTATTAGCAAACTGTTTGCGATATTTAGTGACTAACTTAAGTGCTAGTTCACCTTGCTTGTCTGTTAATGCAGTATTATTCCATAAGGTACTATTAGCCATGCTGTCTACAATTTGTATGTCATAGCGAGCCAGACTAAAGTTATACTTAGACATTGGTTGTACAAACAAAGCAGTATTGCCGGGCTCGTATCCTGCTAGCAGTTCTAGATAATCTTCGACGTGTTGATAGCTTAACATACTATTAGTATACCTTATTTAATTGTGAAAAGCAAGAGAAAAAGAAGCCCAAATGTTTCCACTTGGGCTTAAAGACCATCACACTAGGAGCTAGACAATAGCGTATGATGGGGTACTACAAAAATATTTAATCTAATCCTGTAATCTCACCCTTAGAATTGATATCAATCTTTTCTGCGTTTGGTTGTGCTGGTAATCCTGGCATGGTCATGATGTTGCCGCAGACTGCTACAATAAACTCTGCGCCTGTGCATAGTCTTAATTCACGCACTGTTAGAGTATGTGATTGTGTAGCGGCGTGTTTATTAGAGGGATCGTCACTGAAACTGCTCTGCGTTTTAGCAATACAAATTGGATAATTGCCGTATTGTTCTTGCAGTTCATTTAATCGTGCTGTTACTTTAGCATCCATATCAATGCCATTGGCGCCATAGATACGTGTGGCTACTTTGTTTAGTTTAGACAATAACGTGTCGCCATCTTCGTAGGTCAACTCCATTTGTTTGCTAGAACGATCAATAGCAATAATAACTTCGTGTGCTAGTTCTTCTGCGCCAGATCCACCGTTGGCAAAGTGCGTACACTCTACTGCTTCAATGTCAAACGTTTCGTTAACGTGCGTGATTAACGCATTAATATCTTGGTCTGTATCATCTTTAAAACGATTAACTGCAACAACACAAGGCAAGTTATACCAGTTTTTAATGTTGGCTATATGCTTGTCTAAGTTATCGTAGTTGCCTTGATGTTTAACAGCCCTTACAGTTGCTACAAGCACCACTACGTCAGGTTTAAGACCGCTTTTACGGCACTTAATGTTGATAAACTTCTCAGCACCTAGATCAGCACCAAAGCCTGCTTCTGTTACTACGTAGTCAGCCAACTTCATAGCTAGTTTAGTAGCAATAACACTATTACAGCCGTGTGCTATATTAGCAAATGGGCCACCGTGTACTAGTGCAGGAGTACCTTCTAAGGTCTGCACAAGGTTAGGTTTAACAGCTTCTTTTAACAAGGCAGCCATAGCACCATGTGCCTTTAATTGCTTGGCTGTAACAGGATTTTTATCCTTGGTATATCCTACAGTAATACGCCCTAGGCGCTTTTTAAGATCTTTAAAGTCTTCTGCCAGGCACAGTATAGCCATTACTTCCGACGCCACAACAATGTCAAATCCTTCCTCACGGGTAACGCTGTTATGCGCACCTAAACCTACTACGGTTGAACGTAGACTACGATCATTCATTTCACTTACACGACGCCAAGTGATACGGTTAGTGTCTAGGTTTAATTCATTACCCCAATGCAGGTGATTGTCAATCATCGAACTTAGTAAGTTATGCGCACAGGCAATAGCGTGGAAGTCACCTGTAAAGTGTAGGTTAATATCTTCCATCGGTGCTACTTGCGCATAGCCGCCGCCAGTTGCTCCGCCCTTCATACCAAATACTGGACCTAGCGCAGGCTCACGTAAACACACAATTGACTTGTATGCTAGTTTACGCAGTCCGTCGGCTAGGCCAATGGTTGTTGTAGTTTTGCCTTCGCCAGCAGGTGTTGGAGTTACAGCAGTAACTAAGATCAACTTGCTATCACGACCGGGACGTTTTGCAAGTTGATCTATGTTTAGTTTGGCTTTCCTACTACCGTATACTTCTAACTGTTCATCTCGTACATTAATAGAACTAGCAATTGCTGTAATAGGTAGTAGTTTGGCCGCTTGGTTGATTTGGATATCTGTTTTCATTGATACTACTATTTAAGATCAACGAGGACGATAGGTGTAATTTATGGCTATAATGATTAGGTCTAACAGTGCGCCAAAGTAGTTTTGTTTACCGATGTCCATAATAAAGCACATGGCAAACACACCAATGATGAACCACGTTAACGGTTGCTCATTAGTCCTAAACCAACGATGAATAGTTGTCCACATATTATTTGTTTCCTTTGTTTAAATTGTCAAGAGTTTTATTGATGCTACTGGTTAATCTACCCAATTGAATCCAAACAGCATGAGCACGACCTAGGCAGTAGCCAAATATAGCACCCCAAAACCACATCATTAGAACCACTTCACCGGTGGTAAGTGGACGACCTAATTTAAAATATTCTAACCATTCCATATTATTTTACCTCCGGAAATACATCACTGGCAATATCCATCATCATCCAACCAATGGCAAACATACCTAAGAAGCGTTGTACTTCTGGTGCCCAAACACCAACTGCTCCCAACACTACCAAACTTACCAACGCAAATAAAATTCTTTTTGTATAAACTGACATTTACTTCTCCTTCTTAGTCTTTACCGCTAGCTAAAAGTATTACGGTAAGTAGGAACCACCAAGCACTCCAATCTTGCCAACCTACTAGGTAAACGGTACCTCCTAGTAGGATTAAATTATACATCATTGCCAACAGCAACTTCATTATTCGTACCCCAATAAACATTGATCACTTTCTATTTTACAGTGCAGAATACTATCATTTTCATTGTGACATGGGGCATAATAAGCCCTGCCCCATTCAACATAACTAATAGGACAGTCTTCTCCTGCCACAGTTACCGGTAACTGTGTTGCCACAGTTACCCCAACTACTATTAAAATTGCTACAATGTATTTCAATTATGCCGCTTTCATACAAGTTGTCTTAGCCATAGCTTGCCAATTTAGCGGAAAGCTCTTGTATAGCTGTGCTACCTTAATTGCCATACGCAAACTCATTTCACGGAACTTGTTTTTGTTAGCATCTAAAAAGTCGATAATTTCATCTTGACCAATATCACTAATACCCAAGTCTGAAAACATTTCACCTTGTTTAGCAATCTGCTTAATACGCAATACTTTATCACGCATTGTGTCTAATGTTAAATCTAAATAGTGACAGCGTGATTGTAGTGCTTCTAAGTGATCTTTTAAGCGTGTTGACTTAACAGCGTCAAATTTCAAGTTAGTAATAAAAATTACACTGCCTTTAAAGATAAAACTGTTTGGGATGTCTTCTTGTTTAAGCACACGTGACTCTGATAACCAACTAATTTTACGCGACTTACCACTGTCCAACGCACCTTTAAGCAAGTTCAAACTAACGTCATCAAACAAAATGCTGTCACAGTCATCAAACACAATAACTGAATTCTCATCGCTGTATTCATACAATTTTTTGTACAAACCAATAGCACTAGCACTACCTTTAACTACTTCGTGTTTAGGTTTTGCATTAGCAATATTTTGGAATAAGTTAGCACGTTCAATTTGACCTTCTACTGTATAACTCTTACCAACACCAGGAGGGCCACTTACAATCAGCGCACGAATGTCGCCATTTAGCACTGCTTTAGTCATGTTGTCTAAGATTTCAAAACGTTCGCCAATTTCAGCAATACGCTCTTCGTCTGTTTGTTTAGCATGTGTGTCCACGCCCTTAACCGCCACCTCGCCTGTGTATTCTGTTGCGTCTACTAATTCGTACTCTGTAGGACTAGAGATAGTAACACGTATTTTATCTTTACCAAAACGACCAGTGCCGTCTACAGTGATAAAACCACCTTTGCTACCTAATTGAAATTGTTTTACTAGAGGAAATACTTCATCTGTAATTGCTTGATTACGATAAGTACCATTTTTAATTTTAACAAAACCTGTCATTTAATGCTCCTTAGTTTTAGTTTTATAATCGAAGCTTTTGTCGCTTTCTTATTATTGTAGTATTATAACACCTCTGCAGGTGTTTGTCAAGTACTTTATGGAGGGGATTTAGGATGCTGTTACGACCGGAACAACCCTTAGTAGTAACGTTAATAAAATTAAAATGTAACAACACCCTAAAACTGTGAAATCGTTTCCTAACTGTCAAATGCTATTATACTATCATTTGGTTAGATTGTCAACCGCTTTAGTAATTAAGTTGGCGGAAGTCTGAGTATGGAATTGTGTAGTTGTTAGCACGAATAATTGCGACTAACTCTTTGGCAGCCGCGTTGTAAAAACGTACAAATTGACGAACTTGCCCACCGCTACGTTCGCCGTCGCAGGTTAAGTTCTCTGGGCTTAGGTCATTGTCTAAACTATCATACAAATTTTGACAATCACGTTCTGATAAGTTATTAACATCATAGGTTACATTATTGAAAATACGTGCCCAAGCATTTTTCTGTTCAATATACTGTGCTAGATTTTTCATTAGTTGCTCCTGTGTTGTTAGTGTATGTATAGCATTATACAGTCATTTTACCAAAATGTCAACCGTTATTTTGGATTAACGAATCCTTCTACATCAAACTCATATACCTTATTACCGGCTTGAAAAAACTCCGGTTCTACCATAACTTTCGATGCTCCTGCAAGTTCTTTGATAAATTGGGTGTTAGACCCATTACACATCCAGATTCTCTCTGAGTTATAGTTAACATCTGCGCAGAATGTGTATTGTTTAGGCGGACGATTATCAATCTTAATACGAACCTGGCAACCTTCCCAATTGTTGCATATTAGCTGTCCTTTGTTCACCATAAATTTAACACCGCCAGAATTGAATACCACAATAGTTCCTTGACTGCCACCATTATACGGGAATTCAAAATCTATTAAATTTTTGCTATCTGTATAGGTATATTTGGTAATCTTCCCATCCATTTTGTCAGTGTTAGTACCAGAAGTCCAATTTGGTTTAGCTTCCTCTAATTCAACCATTGGGCTTTCATCTGAAGTATGTTGACTCGGACTATCACAGCCTGTTAGTGCAATTATGCCAAATATTATAAGAAATTTTTTCATTTACTTCTCCTAGACCGTTAGTGTATGTATAGCATTATACAGTCATTTTACCAAAATGTCAACCAAATTAAATGGGCTATCTTTCAATGGGATCTTAACAAACTTGCGTCTACTTTTATTAAGTTTTTGTTTGTGTGTGTAATAGATGGGAGGACCCTCGCCCCACTTTTGGTAGCCTAAAGTGCGCTCACCGTCCATTAGGTACACGTGGTTGGGCTGTCGGTAATCAACAGCCCATTCAGTGACTTCTTTGAGGACTTCTATGGCCATTAAGCATACTCTCTTGTACACTCGTATGGGCTATCCCACTCACCTACATTTAAATGAATGTAATAGGCAATATGGAAATAATCTATTTGCGAATCACTTTTATCAAACCAAGCACGACCACCAGCACGAGCTGGAGCACACTTGATAATTTCTAATACCTGATCAAAGAACGCTTCGTACTTGCCATAGTTATATAAATGATATTCGTTGATTTGAACATATTTACGTTTAGTAGGCAAATGACCATCATCAAACACTTCAGCAAAATCAACTGGACCCTGTTTAATAGTTACATCAACTGAACTGCCCGCATAACCTTTACGTACACCAAACTTGAATTTAGGAAACGCTGCTTTAAGTTCATCACGTATTGCTTTTACATCTTGTGCGTTAATATAAGCCATTTATTGCTCCTGTGTTGTTAGTGTATGTATAGCATTATACAGTCATTTTACCAAAATGTCAACCAAAAAGTGCTAATTCCTGCAATACTTCATCAAATTCTTTAGCATAACTGTATGGTAGACCTAACTTGTAGCAGATGTAATCGCCACCGTACATTTTATCAGAATCCGTAAGAGCCAACCCTTCAACAATCCATCTAATAGATTGTTTGCGTGAGTTGCTAATTGACTCCAATGAAGCGACATGCTTTTCAAAACTAGCGATTGCTAATTGTTCACGGGTTTGTTCTTCCTTGACTGCAACATCGAGTTCACCCAATAAACGTTCCCAAATGAACTGTTTGCCTGCCTCATCAATGTTGGTCCATTCTTCCCAAAAGTATTCATCTGGACGTGAACCACGTGCATCTTTGTGTAGGTCGCTAACTAAGTTTTCATCAAATGTGTATGCCATTGTGTGCTCCATTGCTTTAGTGTATAAGTGCTATTATACAGTAAGTCAACCAAAATGTCAACCAAAATCTAATAGGTTTCTTTGGTGATGTAAAACTCTTCTTTGGGATATTTTGCGATAAAATCTTCTGTGGCCACGTACTGATTAAGTCCAGTCATGTTGAAGAATTGTTTATGAAAAGCTGTGGTGTGTGTTGCCTTAACGCTGACTGTAAGATATACTGAGGTTGCTTTGCCTGCCATGATTGTCGTGCTCCTATTGGGCTAACTTTGTGAAAATGCTCTGTTGAAGTTCTGCTACTTCGTCGTTTGGTACATAGTAATCTGTTGTTGGATCATAGTACTCACCAGCAGGTGCATCATAGTATAACACACGACCGTTTGGATAATGGAATGGACCTTCTAGGCCTTTACGAGCACCATATTCTTTGCCATTTTGGAAAACTACGTATGCCATATGCCTATTCCTTATTAACTAAACAAGCATCATTATACGCTATTTTGGTTAGTTTGTCAACCGTTTTGTTGGGATAATAGATGTTTTTGGAACCAGTTTTGAGGATGACATTCATAATTAAACTCATGTCCGTGCGCCTTCATAGGTATACGTGTCATAGCTAAAAATGCCGCGTCACGTGCTTGTTTTAAGGTATGAATATCTTGGTCAGGATTTAGGTCTAGTTTGCTGATATGGCCTTTCCAGAATAAAGGAATGTCTTCAACACACCAACGTGCTTCTGCACCATTAGGATCTATACTGTACAGTCGTTCTGCGGCAGCATACAAGTTAGTACATCCTTCTAGTCGTTCTGGATAACCAATACGTACCTTCATGTCATTATCGAAGAAACCCTGCGGTACATATAAAGGTGGTGCTATTGTACCTAGTAGTTTGCCCACATGGCTGTAGCCATCATAGTGACGAATTAGCTCTCTAGTAGGTGAATAAACTGTACCTGGTATTTTGTAACCGTACTGCCAACCTAGAGGATCAGTACGATACATGTTATCTTCACCACAGTCAGTGTCAAACCAATACTTCTTAAATCTACCAGCTTTCATTAACAGTAGGCTGTCAACTGTGTCCCAAGTGAACTTGATAAAATTACCATCTGCCGTAAGCTCACCATTATGTAATAAACTCATGCGCATCTGTTCTGGCCAATGGCTGTAGTACATTACAGCTAAGGGATCTGGGTCTGCATTTAGTGTAGTAATACCAGCACGAATCATATCTAAATTACTGTCTATAAAGATATGGTCATCATTGCCTTCGTACCAAACTAACTGGCTGTCATCGGCAAATCTTTCGTTGCATAGTGTGCGCCATTTATGTGTACGATCAATTCTATGCCAGTGTACTTCTAATTTTTCTGGCGGAAATATTGACAACATATATTCGTACATTTCTTCTTGGCGAGAGCTAAATTCTGCTAGGTCAACATAAAATACAAACTTGTCTACCAAGGGTGCCATTACTGCACGACTAGCAAGACAGTATTTGAATATGTCAAATCTATTGCTTACCGGAAACCAAGGAGCACGATCATAAACCGTGCCAGCATATGGCCAAGACATTTTAACGTCTGTGATTTTAACGTTGTAGAATACTATCATTAGAACTGTAAATTAGTCGTGTAGTTATCAAACACTTGCCATAAGGCCTGTTGGATTTCTTCATCCCAATTAGTGTGCTGACTTAGTGCATCAAGGATAGCACGATACTCTGGTGTGTTAAAACAGTAGTGGCCAGCAACAATAACTTTTTGTGTGTCTTGGTCGCTGTCAGTCCATTTCTTCCAACGGTTACTTGCTAAGACTACCTTACTAAAGTCATTCCACAATGTTTCGCCAGCTCTGGCTAGGCAAAGTTCTTTTAATAGTTTAGTTTGTACTACCCCAAGTTGCGGAGCAATATTCATAGCGTGTACCCCGGCGGCCCTGCGTAGTTGTACTTCCAATGGTGTTAGGTAATCAGCATTGTGTTCTTTTAGTTTAACACCGTTTTCATTTGCTACACGTACCAGGTCACGAACTGTGTCAATCTCAAACGTACCTGCTTGATGATCTTCATGACATAGGCTACCTGTTTGTGCTACAACAAACTCTAGATTAGGCATGTTCTTAGCAAACGCAACATCTTCACGGTATTTGATAGCACCTGCCGCAACTCCTACATTTTCTTCTGTGCCAAACTCAAAGCGTACATTGGGATTTAAGTTGGTGGCAAACTTAAATAGTTCTTCTGCAATGCCATAGGTATCATCAACACGGCTAGTGTCAATGTGTATTAGATCAAAGCCTTGTTCGATGTCATAGGCTATAGTTTTCTTAGTTGCTTCTACTGCTTTCTTTAGGTTAAGACCTTTTTCACTGTCTAAGAAATATGGACCGCAATGGTCACGACACATCCAAACATAGTCTGTTGGCTGTGTGTCCAACAGTTTACGTAGTTCTGGTGTAGTCATAACATAGCCACTGTCAGCATCAACTTGATTGCGGCTAGCAATAATCATCAATGGACGTTTGGTGTCATATGTGTAAGTACAAATTGCCTTAATTGCTTCTGGACTCATTGGTCCAAATCCTAGTCTAAAATCCATGTTCAATTCCCATTAAATCCATAATAATAATGCAAGCATCCATGACAGCACCTCGGCCGCCTTCGCGTTCTGTTACATGCGTTGCCTTTTCACAGGCAGTTCTCCATGCTTGCGCTGGAGCAAAACTTAATCCTACGTAGGGCATAATCTTAGCATCATACGGACCGTCACCCATAAAGATTGTTTCCTTAGGATCGCCCTTGCTTAATACAAAGTTTAAGCGATCTTTTTCTTTAACCATAGTCAAAGGAAAATTCATGTGTTCTGTGATACGATTATATGTAATACCGTAGCCATTTTCGTCAGCTGATACAAACTCAATATCTAAATGACTACGTAATAATTTAAGGCCATCATGATCGTAGTTACCGAATGCCTTAAATGGTTTGCCGTCTACACCCCAGTAGAGCATACCGTCATTAAGTACACCATCTACATCTAATATAAATCTTTTATACATTAATATAATACCTTACTGAAATGTAGTTGTGCTAGTGCTACTAAGAACTTGTCAAACGGTGCTTCGTGTAAGGGACTCATGTTCAAGTAAATGATTGGCACGAGTGTCTTAACTTTCTTCCAATCGAGCCCTTTTGATTCAACATAGCCTTTGAGTACAGCTTCGTATGATGCTGCATCGTTGACGCTAGGTACTTTTATTCTGGCATATCCATCAAGTTCATCATATGAGTATAGCTCTGATTTAATATCTTTATAACTTAAGTGTAGGCCGCCTAGCATTTTTGCTAGATCGTAGTATTGATCACCGTAGAGTGCACCGCCAAAGTCAGTACGCCAATCAATGGCAGTAAACTTATCTGCATATTTGTCTTTGTCTTGCTGGTATAAGTCTAATGAACCTAGATATTGTCCATGTTGATAAATTGTATTATCAAAGTGCAAGTCACCGTGAATAAACTTCCAATTAGTTTCAGTAGTTAACCAAGTAAAGTCAATCTTACTAAGATATGCGTCAATGGTATCTACTTCTTGGCCATTAACCACGCAAGGCTCTGACCAGTTGGTATATTTGGCACGGAACATTTCAACACGTTCTATAGTCTTTTCATAATAAAACTTATTACAGATAGTAAGATGATTAATATCGGCATCGTTCTCAGACGGGGCATCTTTCCATAACACAGTATCACACCAAGCTAACATATTCTTAAATACATCTAGACTAGCTTGATTGTAGACAATGTCACCTTTGGCAAAGTCGTGTACTAGGAAGTTGCCAGAAACTTCTACATTATCAGGCATGGCTTCTGGATTACACTGTGCTCTACGAACACGCATTTCTGCTTGTTTAGGATTAGTCCAAAACTTAACAATTTTTTTGTTATCGTTGTAGAATAGTTCATCTGGCTTAGGGAAACTTACGTCAGTAAACTCACTTGATAGCTCTTCCCATTTTTCATATGTACCAAAGTCTTTCCAACCACGTACTGTATGTGCTTTTAAATCTAATCCAGCAAAGCCTTCTGGAGTTTCTTTGGCCTTACGATTGATTAGGTTGTTTAGATAGTTGTCATCTTTGGCGTACATTAGGCCAATGAACGCATCAACTGCGGTCTTACTTGGCTCTTTGTTCTTTACGCTGATGATTGCATCACCTTCACGTTCAATCCAGCAGTAGTCTTGTGCAATATTACTGTCAACAGGGTGTACGCCAATCCAATCGTGATCTAATTTATCACGATACTCAAAGTCAAACAAGGTATCGCAGGCCAACCACATGAATCCACCATGTAGGTATTTGGCACAGGCCTGTATACTAGTAGCAGGTCCTGTGTCACCTTCTGCGTAGTTAGGAATGTCAACAAACACTACATCTTTATCTGTATGTACAGCATTTACATAATCTTTAATGTGTTGCCCCATGTGTCCACAGGCAACAACAAATCGTGTGCCTACATCAAACTTGCTCATAATATGACTGATTAAAGGTTTGTTGTCATAGGGTATAAGTGCCTTAGGTATCATACGGCTAAATGGTCCCATACGGCGACCATATCCTGCGGCTAAAATTAGTACGGTTAGTTTATTGTTGGTGTTCGGCATCGATTCTTCCATGTCCTCTGTTGGCAGAGTCTTCAAGACGTATAACGTCATCTAATTGAGTAGTGCTGGCTTCTGTATAGTGCAGATCATCGTAGGCAATCATACGATGTATAGTACAAGGCGGAGTATGAAATACTGCACCTGGCTCTAATGGTTGTATAATCAATCCATCTTTAATATGGGCAATATCTTCCGGTGTATATCCGCCAGCTAGGTAACGCTCACAATCAAAGTAATGGGGGAAATAGGCTAGGGCACCCTTGCCTTGATGTAAATGGATTGATTCTGATTTGTATTGGTGTACTTGTAGGCTAGTAACAAAACCTGCTCGGAGGATTAGTTCTTTTAGTGCAAATGGGTAAACATCACTACCCCCTTGTAGCCAGGTTTCTTGACCCCAAGGTTTATGAACTACATGGCATTTTTCAATGCGTTGAAAATCGACTGTCATCATTGACCCCTAATTGATAATACATTTTACAATATTTATCGGGGTGTGTCAACAGCTATTTAATTTTAATCACAGTCTGAAAATGCTTGTACCAAACGTGCTATACATTCTTTATCGCCGGGTTGGCAAATATTTGGAATATGTGTAGTAGTTGGTAGGTGTTGTTCTGCTAGAGTTTCTTTTGATGTATCTAATACTTTAGTGTCTGACATTGTATGTCCCTTTAAAAAGTAACAGCACTTTTGGCGCCGTTACTTCTATTTATTAAAACACTTAGTATAGACTATTTTTGAGCAGTTGTCAAGTTCTTTCTACGTGGAGCTGGGTCATCGCTGTAAAAGATGTGTCCGCCAATACGTGTAATACGTTCTAATCCCCAATTTGGGCGAACGTGTGTATTATGAAAGTATAGTGCTTCTGCCATGGCTTCATTTTCTAAACGTAGTCCAGAATACATAACTTCTCGAGCTACATCTAAACTAGCCTGCCATCGATCGCTGACAAACTTAACTGGTGCTGGTGGATTGCATACCCACGAAAATTGACACACAGTTTTAACCGCAGGTTTGTTTTCACGTACTACTGTTACCTGTGTCTTTTGATTAACTACACCGCAGACTGTTTTAGGAAACTTGCCATCTTCGGCACGATTAAGCGTAACCTGTGCTACTGCTACCATACCATCACGACTTTCTAATCCTGCTTCATAGTATACGTTTTTTGCAAGGCACATTAGTTGAGTATCAACTTTTGGCTTTGCGGGTACTTCTTTTGCTTGAACATTAAATGTTGATAGTGCTATAACCATTATGGACATATTTGTCCAGGTCAGTATTTTTTTGAGTGGCGTGAACGCTCTCATATCTTTCCCCCCTGTTAGTATTTTTGTCTTACTTGGATTACCTATTTTGACCTTACGCCAGTCGCTTCATCGCGATCAACGTAAAATTTACACGACTTTGGTAAAGCTCTTACCATTGCCAAATCATAATCTTCAAACGGTGCTTGATTAACTGCATAACTTGAAGTGTGTCTATGACATGATTCTCTTGTACTACAATTTCTACCAGCACAGTAATAACTACTACCGCTGCTGGGTCCTACTATTTCAGTTTCTTTAGACTTAACCATCTATTGAACCCTCCGAACGTAGTATTAGTTAGTCTAATTAAATTGACTTTCTATACGCACTTTTGCCGGAGAAAAAAGAGATAACTATTCCAATCCAAGTATATTGGGATTTCTCTTTAAGAACTGCTGTCTACTGTAATTCCAGATGTTAAATAATTCGTCACTTTCATAGCGATTTACCAGCTTTTTTAGGTCACTTAACACCAATAAATCGTTAATAAATGGCTGATATTTAGGCAAAATTACCTCCATTTGATTATACGTGTATCCTAGACTATCAAACCCTTCTAACTCTAAAAATGTAGGTATTAAACGTTCAATTAAGAATGTAAAATTAGGCAATGATTTATCGTGTGCATAATTACTGCGGCCTGCACCAAACACTTCATCCTTAAATATACTATCTTTTTCCGCTTCTGTAAACAGCTTACGGCTAAACTCCATAAACTTAGCCCAAAACTTCCGATTGCCCACGACGTAGTTAGCAAACACAGTTTTATCACGATCTAATAGCATACCTCTAACATCAACATCTTCATAGCCAAGTTTGGTTAAAAACTTATTACCAATGGCACTGATATTAGGATGGTGCATGTCACCTTGTTCCCAGCTGTTAGCGAATACTGCTTCGTTGACTATACAAGGATTGAATAGATACACATCATAGCCCGGATTATCGTTAATGAAATCCATAACCTGTTGGCCCGTTAAGTTTGTTTTCTCTTTGAACTTCCAGCTTACGTAACCCCAGTAGTCCAATCCCTGTGCTGCAATGTTCGCATGCTCGCGGTCCCATACGTCCCACTCACGTAGTTCTGGTCGTGGGTTGCTGGTATTGTCTAACGGAGTAAACGCAGAGTCGCAGTGCGCAACTAGTTCTGGCTTAAAGTATATTTGAAAAATTTTCGTGTTTGTTGACATAATATTCAGTATCTTCCTTCATGTTTCTTGAACGTGGAATAAATTCATGTTCCAATCTATATTCAAGTGTTTCTTTATTTGTTATATGGTGGAAACCCCAATTGCGTTGACGATCAACCCAAGGGATTTGTGTTTGTATCTGTAGCTTACGTGCTAGGGCGCCTTCATTAAATGGGCACCAACCGTAGTAGAATATAACCAACTCTTTAGTTGTGTATTCTTCATAGTGTCGACCTGGTACAGGATATTGCACCTGCATGTTATGTAGACTGCGAGCACGACGTTCACGAAAGTTACTAGTAGGTCTGCGTGTCATGTATTCACTCCAAAAATCAAAGCCATCTGTTTTTTGTTTGTATAACGGAATACTAGTGTCAATTTGGCGCTCACGGTCACAGTCAACGTAGAACATACTAGGTAACAATAACTGTTGATTTGGCTGATCATTCATTAGACTATAATCGCCAATCATTAATTCAGTTACGTTGAGGCAAATCTTCCAACCTTCGATCGACTTCTCAATATCCATAACTTCATAGTCAATTGTATCTGCTTGGAAGTTTGGGTTACGACTTGTTACTATATCCCAAGTTGGGCATAGCTCTCGAATAATTTCTACACTGCGGTCAGTGCTATGATAATCAATCATTACACCATGATCAAAAATCTGCTTGTGGTGATTAAGAAACCACGGTAGCATATATTCTTCATTGTAAAAATGACAAAGTATTGTTTTCTTCATTACCAGTGTTGTCCTGTGCATCTAATATTGTGATCTAAAATAGGAATAATTTCACTACGTAGATCTCGAGCAAATCGTTGTTGGCTTTCAAATCTAGTCAAGTAATCCTCGTAGGTACCTACATGATTACCTGCATTTAATTGTTTGTCGTTTTCTGACATCTTAGTCTGTATCTGCATCTTTCTATCTATGCCCCGCTTACTAGCATCAGCCCACCCATAATAAAATATTACTAGGTCGCCAAATGACTTTGGGCGTCCAGCGCCAAAGTGCCTACCTGGGGTATAGTCTACAGGATAGTTATGAATACTTCTATTCATTCTAGCCATGTTGCCTGCTCTAGAAATACCTTTGTTTTGAAATTCATCATAACCCCAAACACGTTGATCATGCAAGGGCCGATCGTGTATTATATGTGGAAATTCTTTTTCTGGGTCCTGCATATCTACAAATACATAGTTGCCTATAAAGTATTGTGCAAAGCCCGAATCAGTTGGCAGATGGTCTGTATTACCATACAGAAATTCAGTGACATTAAGAGCCATGCGCCAGCCGTCGACAGACTTTTCCCACTTCATTACTTCTTCATCACAGGTGGCGCTGTCGAATTGCCAGTTCTGACTCATATGTATGTCCCATGTAGGACATATTTCTTTAATTATATCACGACTACGATCATCGCTGTTATAGTCAATCATTATGCCGTGATCAAATATATGCTTGTGGTGTTTTAGCCACCACGGTAACATGTACTCCTCATTATAGAAGTGGCATATTACTGTTTTCATTATTCTACTTTGATTGTTGGGAAGTAACGAACAAACACATCTTCAGGATTATCACGTTTAGTTTTAATCTTGCGTTTAATTTCGTCAAAGAAGTTCCAGGCTAACGGAACAAATGCAACATTAAGGTCACTACATTCATCTAACATATCAATGGCTACTACAGGAATATGCATGCCCGGACTAAAGAGTCCTTGTTTCATCGGATTATCATCAATGATAAAGTCCAAAGTAATATTACCAAAGTTGAGTAATGTCATACCTTTAGCGGCTGCACCGTAGCCAGCAATAACAAATCCTTCAGCACGGTAAGCAACAATAGTATCTTTAAGATCCTGCACCACTTGCTGTGCCTTAAGAGCATACTCCACATAAGTCTGTGGATCTTGTAAGCCTGCTTGACGTTCTTCTGCTAGCACAGCTTCTACCTTACCATCTGTGGCAGGATGTTTGCTGAATACAAACACATAACTGTTACCATGGATAGGTGTTTTAGTAATGTCAATTAAGTTTAGACCAGCACGTTTTGCCAGTTCGTTCATGCTGTTAGCACAGAAGAAACTTAGGTGCTCGTGATAGATAGTATCAAACTCATTGTTCTTAACCATGTCAGCTTGACTAGTTTGAATAAACAATACACTACTGTCGTGCATGATTTCTTTACACTGCTTTAAGAAGTCCAAAGGATAGCTATTGTGTGCGAATACATTCTGCGCATTGATGATATCAATATTCTTGGCTTTTAATCCGTTGACGTGTTCTGCTGTGAAATAATCTAAAATTACTTCGTGGTTAGCACTGCTAATCGGGTGTAGATTAGTAGCCGGATCAACACCATATGTTGTCAACCCAAACTTCTTAAATGAATCTAACTGTGTGCCGTCATTGCAGGCAATGTCTAAGACTGATTTAGGTTGCTCTGCAAAGAATCCAAATGAATAGTTAGCAAACCAATCGAAGTAATCTTTAAGTGTTTGACTAGTGCCACTCACATACAAGTAGTTACGGAATAACAAATCTGGATCCACAGCATGACTTAATTGTAGGTGACTACACTCTGTACAACGATTAAGCACTAATGGGAAAGTTAGCTCACTTTCATCGGGCGATTCAATAAAACTATTAGCCATTGGCTGTGTGCCCAAATCTAATGTTAATGCTAAATGCTGGCTACCACAGCATAGGCATTCGTTTAATTCTTTTGCGTTATCGATCATATTCTTTTTCCCATTGATATGTCATGTAATTATCGCGGCGTTCAATGTGTGACTCCGCATATCTTTCTTTTAAACTAGTAACTATTGTACTAGGTGTTTCTGTGAATGTAAAGCCAAATGTTTGTTCAAATAATGTAGTGTCTAGCCCAAAGTCGTATGCGTTAGCAGTTTTACCTCGATCAACTACCTGCACCGCCAGTTCTTTGGCCACAGTAGTAGCAATATAGTCAACTGTAGCATTGAAACTGGCCATGTTGTAAATGCCACTTACTGGCTGTTCAATACACTGCGCAATACCACGACACAGATCTTCAATGCCTAATAAGGCACGATTGATGTGCTTGTTGGTCACTGAGATCTTACCCTGTGTTCTAGCCGCATCATACATAGCATTGATCATAACATCAGCACGTAGATTAGGTGCCCAACCATTCACTGTACCAAAGCGTAGCCCAATAACTGGGTATCCTTTAGCAATAGCTACGTTAGCTTCTAAGTCTAAGGTGTATTTGGTAATGTCATAGTTGTTCACAGGAATAAACTGTTTATTGTCTTCTGTAAACAATTGCCCGGGTTCGCTGTTACCATATACACTTGCCGAACTAGCATAAATTAGTGGAATACCTTTCCACGATAGTTTAGCTACTAGATCAGTAAAGTTAGTAACGTTGTTTAACCAAGGGCTTTGGATAGCACCCACGCAACTTGCCACACTACTATGACCCGCTAATAAGACCACAGCATCATATTGACTAAGGTCTTCTGCTGTAAGTTTATGATAATCTACTCTGCGTGATTGTTCATCGTAGTTATACCAGCAGCAATCTACACTGGCCACATTGTGGATCTGTGCTAATACCTGTCTAAGTCTAGAACCAACGTAACCGTTGCCGCCAATAACTAAGACATTTTTCATTAGTCGATGACCATCATTCCATTAGGCGCAATATTACCCATCAATCCCACAATATCAAGTTCAACAAGTAGATCTTTTGGAATGAACTTGCTCATACTATGTTCATTGTCAATATACTTTTGCTTGTTAAACGTTTCCATCATGTTGCCAATGATTTGTTGGTACAGTTCTATTGTTGCATCAAGCAAATCTGGACTAAATGACCATAAGCGTGTTTGTAGTAACGTAGTTACTCCGGTATCTTCAGGACTAATCCAAGCAGGTTGTGCTTTCTTAAACACGTACTTGCCTTTGGTAGTGTCGTTATGGAAGTTTTCAATATTAAACTTATCAGTTACTTGATAACGACCACTTAGTTTAAACACCCTATCGGCTGATTCTATTTCTGCTTTTAGTTCTGGGGTACCATTGATATAAACAAGTGCTTTGAACAATCCCATAGCTTCCATAGCGTTTTTACCAATGTCATAGTTTTGAACATTAGCATGGAAGAATTGAATATCACTGTCTTCACTGTTATCAATGTACCAATCCACAGTGTCTAACAATTCGTTAAATTCTGCGCTGTCTTCGTTTTGCACATCGATCTTACTGTTATCAACTAGAATAACCACAGCACCAGGAATATATTTCTTAGCACTCTTAGCAGTTTCTAAAGTTTGTTTAATACGTTCTACAGGATTGTAGATACCGTAGTTAGTATACAATGCGCTGGTTAGTAATACAACATTTTTACTCATCATTTATCCTTATTCGCAACGTAACCAACGATCGTTTTTCAGTGTCCATTCAACTACTTCACCGATACGTTCTGTTAAACTAACCTTAGGTTCCCAACCTAAACTGCGCATGTAGTCACCGCTTAGAGCATAACGTAGGTCATGTCCCGGGCGTGAGCTATGGAAGTCAACCATTTCGTACTTCAATTCTTTTCCTTGCGCATCAGCAATGATCTGAGCTAGTTGTAAGTTATTAATTTCTTGCTTGCCTACTAAGTTGAACTTAGGACATTTAGCATCACCGTAGTCTGCTTCAAGTTTAGTTGAGTCTAACTCTAACAAGAAGAACATAGCATCAGCTACGTCTGCCGCATGGATATAGAAACGACTGCCCGGAATAGTACGTGTTGCATCACTGTGAATAGTAATAGGATCGCCATCGTTTACCTTACGAATACACATTGGAATAAACTTCTCTGGGTGTTGGCGTTGACCAAACACGTTCATAGTATGTGTAATATAGATAGGCATCTTGTAGGTATTTTCAAACGCTACAGCTAATTCTTCGCCACCAGCTTTAGTAGCTGAATATGGATTTGAACTGTTATAGCGATCACGTTCAGCATAGTTAACACCATTAGGTGCCGGACCAAATACTTCATCAGTTGAGAAGTAGATAAAGCGTTCTAGGTTAGGTAGTTTACGTGCAAACTCTAAGATGTGCCCTGTGCCAACTACGTTGTCCCAAACAAATTCCATTGGGAACTCGATTGAACGATCAACGTGTGATCCTGCGGCCAAGTGTAAGACATAGTTTACATCACCAATGTCACGAGCAACCATTGGATTTAATTCTGCACGTAGGTCATGGAATACAACTTTAACACGCTTACGTGTTTCTACGTCGAAGTCTGCCATCATATCACTCAAGCGGTTTAGGTTACCACTAAAGTCTAAACGATCTAAACTTACAATATTCCAATCGGTATTTCTTAATAGGTTTTCAATAACGTGATGCGCAATGAAGCCTGCGCCACCAGTTACTAGAACGGTCTTTGACATTGATTTCTCCACTTTTTGTTGAATTTACTGCTTTAATGTATTTATTTTAGCACGATTCGGTGGCAAAATTATGCTGTTTGTGCTACCTTAGCATCTACATATTCTTTAATGAACTTAATAGCTTTGCGGCTAGTGTCAAATACATATTCACTTGCTTCATCTTCTGTGTTTAGAATAACGATAAAACCGTTAGTTACTTTACGAATTTCAATTGAATCAAACATTGTTTGTGTTTCCTTATATAAGTTGTAGTACGAGTGTTAACTCTACAATAGTAACACAAAAAGACTTAATAGTCAAGAAAAAAGGCACCAAAAGATGCCTTTTTGGATAGATATACCTGTTATTTTTTTAAACATTGTACTTGGACTTTAAATGTATCAAATTTTAACCAATAGGTCAATGATTGTTTAGCATCTTCGCATTGCGTTTCGTTGGCAAATTCAAGTGTAACCTTGCCCGGTATATCTTTTGGGTCAGTCATGTTTACTACTAGTATTAGTAGTATCCAATTCATTGGATTATGTGGGCCCAGTAGACAATTGCCCAACGCCCGTCATCATATTCAACTAAGGCACTACAGCTTTCAACCCAGTCACCATCATTCATATAAATCATACCGTTGGGCATGCGTTTAATTTCCGGAGTGTGTATGTGGCCGCAGATTACACCATCGTAACCTCGTTTAGCCGCATAGTCGGTTAGATTAGTTTCAAATTTAAATACAAAGTCTATAGCTTTCTTTACTTTATGTTTGAGATACTTGCTTAGGCTCCAATAGCCAAATCCCATCTTATGTCTGGCATAGTTGAAGTAGTTGTTAAACCATAGAGCAAAGTCATAGGCTTTGTCACCTAAGAAACCAATCCATGGTGCTAGTCTAGTAATTCCATCAAACATGTCGCCATGAGTAACTAAGAACAGTTCGCCATCTACACTGCGATATTCTGCTTGATTCACAATACGTATACGGCCTAGACTAAAATGATGTTGTACCAGAGGACGGAGGAATTCGTCATGGTTTCCAGTCACATAGGTTACATTACATCCTCGTTTACTGTAGCCTAGTATTCGTCGAATAACATTAGTGTGCGATTGTTTCCATGCCCACTTGTTCTGTTGTATTTTCCACCCGTCGATAATATCTCCTATTAGGAATAGATTATCACAGGTATGATGTTTGAGAAAATTATTCAGCAATTCAGCCTTAGCATCTTTAGTCCCAAGATGAAAGTCCGATATACAGATGGTTTTGTATCTAATTAAGGGAATAGTGACCATACACCAATGGCCGCCAATACCAGTAACACACTACTAATATCTGTTATTGCTTCTATAAAAATCTCAAACATAGTTTTTCCTATTAGAAGTTGTACTGCAATTGCACACGCAATGCATCTGCTTTAAAGTTAGCATAGTCTTGTTTTGCTATTGTAGTAGCAGTTGCTCCTGTTACTAAATTGCTACGGTTCATATGATGATAGTAAGCTACTAATTCAACTTCCGGAGCAATTTGCCATTCAGCACCTGCCTCCCAGTCGTTAACCTTATTCATTGGTGAGTTAGTTTCTGCTTTCGACGCACCATCAAAGTATTGCCATCTAACAAATGGAATTAAAGTACCATTAGTATCTAACACTTTGAAATTGTCAATCTTATACATAGTTTGAATGTAGCCACCGTTTAAGTTGGTTTCTTTAATAATGCCGTCAGTGCTAGCAGCGGTATCTAAGCCAGGAGTTTTACCCCAGTTCCACTCACCTTGTAGACCAATTGGCTGTGGGTACATCATAAAACTTACACCTACACGCTCATCTTTAAATCCAGTTGTGTTGCCTGCTTCTAATGTTGGTGTTTTAGTTGCGTAAACGTTGTTGCCCATATTTTTTCTATAAGCACTGCCTGTTCTTACATACTTGCCTGAGTACCCTTGTACGCCAGCTTCGTAGATTTGACCGCTTTCAGTTTTCCATGGGTAAGTAGCACGTGCTACCACATGGTAGTTGTCGTTACGATCTTGTTGGTTAGCACCTTGACCGTTATATATACCTACACCAAACATACCGTAGTTACCCGAATGTTTTAAACCGCCGTCTTGAATTTCTTTAAATAGCTTTTGGATATTGTCCGGTGTGTAGTAATAAAACGCACCCAAATCACGCTCGTCACGTACTGCACTATTAAATGCGTCAGCGCGATCAAGTGCTAGACGATTTTGTGAAGACTGTAAGTTTTCAAAGCCATACGGTACTTTACTTTGCCCAACACGAACGCGGTGCACTTTGTCTTTAGTCAAGTTAACATCGCCATAAGCATCGCGTAATTGCGCAACGTTACCTGTAGTACCTGCTGTACTAGCAAAGTCAGGTTGTATGTAATAATCTAAACGGTCACCTGCTGAACCAGAAATGATCACACGTGCTCGACGAATAAGAAAGTTTTTGTCTTGATCAGCAAGAGAGTTTTTATCACCTACAGATCGATCTGACCAAAGGTTAACTCCTTTATCATCACTGAGCATAGTAGTATTACGCATTTGTAAATAACCACGAATGTTCATTTTACTTGCCGCATGTACAGTAGTATCTTTTTCTTTTTTAGCAGCGCCTGTTTCTCCACTGTGTCCTTTGTTTAATAATGCGCCTTCTTCTTCTGTAAGTACACCTTTCATAACTAGTGCGTTAACAATGTCAGTGGTGCTGTCTGCGTATGCCGGTGCAGCAATTAATGTTAGTGCTACAAATAACCCTGTGAAAATATTTTTTAATGTCATAATGTTTCCTTATTTGATTCGTTTAATTAAGTCTTTAATTTTAATGCCTACTTCTGGAGTACCGTTAAATCCTGTACCTGGTTTTAGTGCTTTGAAATGTTCTGTTACTGCCGCATAGTCATCATTTGGTAGCGGAACATACTGTACTTCTTTTACTAACTTGGGCGCATTTTCTAAATAGAAATTTACAAATGCTTTTACTTCTGGTCTGAACGCAGCCGCTGTTGCGTTTACATAGATAAACAATGGACGACTTAATGGTTGATATGTACCGTTCATAACTGCTTCCGGACTTGGTATTACCGGTGTTGCTGTTCCTTTAGCGATAATAGGAATAGCACGCAATTTGTCTTGGTTAGATTCGTAATAAGCATAACCAAAGTAACCCAAACTACCCGGATTGCCTGCTACCCCTGTTACTAGAACATTGTCATCTTCACTTGGGGTATAGTCACTGCGACTTGATTTAGCTTTACCGTTGACCGCTTCAGTGAAGTAGTCGAATGTACCAGAAGCCGTACCTGGGCCGTATAAAGCTAAGGCTTTGTCTGGGTAAGCTGAATTAACTTGTTTCCAGTTTTTAACTGAGCTGCCCGGTGCCCAAATTTTGTTTAGTTCTGCTACTGTTAAACTTTTCACCCAGTCATTTTTACTGTTTACTACTACAGTAAGCGCATCGTAGGCAATTGGTAATTCAATGTACTGTACACCTGCTTCTTTACAAGCATCCATTTCTTTTTGTGAAATAGGACGGCTAGCATCACTGATGTCAGTTTCGCCACGGCAGAATTTTTTGAAACCGCCACCTGTGCCACTTTCACCTACAGTTACTTTGACACCTGTTTTCTTTTGGAATTCTTCTGCTACTGCTTCTGATATTGGATAGACAGTTGAACTGCCATCTATTTTGATCATTTTGTCTGCGGCTTGAACTTGTTTTAATCCGGCCATTGTTACAGCAAATGCTATTACTACATAATACATTATTGATTTAACCTGTTGTATGGTCATTAATATTCCCCTTATATGTATTATTTAAACACACAAAGATTACAGTAATGTTACAAATAGATTAAATTTTTAATACACTTAATCAAAAAAAAGCCCGCCGAAGCGAGCTTTTTTAATTATTAAACTAAGAAGTTAATCTTAGAAGAATAAGATAGCACCTGCTGATACCGAACGTGATTTACCTTCTGCACCGTTTTGTGCTTCTGATTTAACGTCTGAGTATTCAGCTACTAAGTTTACGTGTTTTGTAAGTGGGTGATAAGCACCAACAGTCCACATTTCGTTTTTCGAAACTAAAGCTGTAGCTGTTTCGCTACTGTTACGATCTAATTTACTTTGACCATAACTTACACCAAGTTTAGTTGCTGTAGGCAATGTGTATGTACCTTGCACGTAACCGCCGTTTGAATCACGACGTTTACCTGTAGCATCAAAGCCGTCTAGCAATTGAATTGTACGACCAATACCTTTACCATCATAGTAGTAAGCAGTCAAGCCATACGGACCAGCAGCTAAGTTTGTACCAACGTCCCAAGCATAAGCGCGATCATCTGCACTAGCACCAGTTACGCCTTCAACTTTTTGTGTGATAGCTGATGACCAAACTTTGGCAGCGATAGGGCCTTCTAATGAGTATGATACTTTACCTTCAAATGCTGGCTGAGCACCGCCACGTCCTGTTGAAGTGGCTGAAGCGTTAGTTACTGCGCTAGTAGCATTTAAGTCAGCTGATTGAGCATTCCATGCTTGCGTTACGCCAGCTGTGAAGCTAAAGCCATTGAAGTTTGGTGACGTGTAAGCAATTTGTGATTTCCAGTCAGCGTACATATAGCCTGTACCAATACGACCTAGTGTAGTTGTATTACCTGCTAAGGCACCAGCACCTGCACCAACGCCTAATAATGTCATGTCGTTTAAGATAGCATCGCTAGCAAAAATACCTAAGTCTTTACCTAGTTTTACACTGCCCCATGATTTGTCACCGATGGTTAAGAATGCTTGACGATTTTCTTGATTAGCGCCTTGATCGCCGCCCTGTGTTGTAGAAGCACCAGGATTGATAGCGATCGTAAAACCAATGTCTAGATCATTTTGACGTGATTTACCGGAAATTGATAATACGTTTGGTAATAAACCAGTTGTAATATTTGATTCGTTACGTTGACCATTGGCATTAGGACCGCCAAGGCCACCAACCACTGCACTGCCTGTGCCACGTGTGTTTGTGTAGTAAGCGTTAACTACGCCACCGATGTCTAGAGTCCAATCACCTGCTGGAATTACGATGCCAGCGTGGGCAGTTGAATACATACTTGCTAATAATGTTGCTAATAATAATTTCTTCATTACTTTACTTCTCCTTAAATTGGATTAACACAGTTGTAGTGTTATACTACTCAGTGTAATTTATTTATAACAAGAAGTCAAGAAAATGTTGCCTTTTGACAACATTTTTGGTAAAATTGATAAGAAAGTGTGGCAGAAATGCCACACATTTGCTTAGTAACGATAAGTATCTGACTTATATGGGCCTTCAACTCTAACACCAATATACTTGGCTTGATCAGCTGACAACTCTGTTAGTTGCGCACCAATCTGTGCCAGGTGTAACTTGGCTACTTTTTCATCTAGATGTTTTGGCAACAAATGAATACTACCTGTATTGTAATCTTCCCAATTTTGGAACATTTCAATTTGTGCTAACACTTGATTAGTAAAACTGTTTGACATAACAAAACTAGGATGTCCTGTGCCGCACCCTAAGTTTACTAGACGACCTTTGGCTAAAATAATAAGTTTATTACCGCTAGGCATGGTAACGTGATCAACTTGTGGTTTAATTTCATCCCACTCGTAGTTAGCTAAACTAGCAATGTCAATCTCACTGTCGAAATGTCCAATATTACACACAATAGCATTGTGCTTCATCGTATTCATATGGTCATGTGTGATAACATTGATATTACCTGTAGCTGTTACAAAAATGTCTGCTTTATCTGCGGCATAGTCCATAGTAACCACACGATAGCCTTCCATGGCCGCTTGTAAGGCACAAATTGGATCTACTTCAGTTACCCAGACCTGCGCACTTAGAGCACGCAATGCGGCGGCACTACCTTTACCCACATCACCAAAACCTGCTACTACTGTTACTTTACCAGCAATCATCACGTCAGTGGCACGTTTGATTCCGTCCACTAAACTTTCACGGCAACCATATAGATTATCAAACTTAGTTTTAGTTACGCTATCGTTTACATTAATAGCACGTAAGTGGAATTCTCCATTGGCGATCGCTTCATTGATTTTATGAATGCCAGTGGTTGTTTCTTCAGTAACACCACGGATTTCATTTATCAAATCTGGACGGTTATGGTGCACCCAATATGTTAGATCATGCCCGTCATCTAGCAGCATGTTGGGACGCCAATTATCAGGGCCACTAAGTGTTTTCTCAATACACCACCAGTATTCTTCTTCTGTTTCGCCCTTCCACGCAAACACAGGAATGCCCAAGTCTGCTAACGCGGCCGCGGCGTGGTCTTGTGTACTAAAAATGTTACAGCTAGACCAGCGCACTTCTGCGCCCAAGGCAACTAGTGTCTGCACTAATACCGCAGTTTGAATAGTCATATGTAGACTACCTGCAATACGAGCGCCTTTGAGTGGTTGTGTTAGTTTGTACTCTTCTCTGACTGCAATTAATCCGGGCATTTCCGTTTCTGCAATGGCTATTTCTTTGTGCCCCCAGGCTGCTAGACTGATATCTTTTACTTTGAAATCCATGTTTTATCCTATAATTAATATAATATATACTTATTAAACTACCTGTTCTAGTAAATGTTTTTCTAAATTATCTATTAGATAGTTTGAATTTTTTTCTTTTTTTGCATTTAATACTGTATGGGCACCGACTGACCAGGTGAAATATGGGTTCATAAATTCGTACCCAACTAACCCAAATTGCACTTTCATATGTCGGGTTAAATTCTCTTCGTTATCAAAGTAACTTTCCATAAATTCTCGACTACCGCCCGTGGTCATTGACATCATTACCCGACGGCCTGTTAAAAATTTATTATGCTCTTGCTTGCCGCCTTTGGTTTCTACGTTGTTTAATGTAAATAATGCATCGTACGCAAATACATTTTCAATGTATGCTTTAAGCAACGATGGGTACGTCCACCACCACAAGGGGCACTGTATATAAAGTAAGTCTGCCTCTTTTAATTTTTCTATTTCTTGCAGTGCAAACTTAGGCAATAATCCGGCTTTATTTGCTAGTAACCATTTGTCAGTAAAACTGCGTATCTTGCTAGTAATACCCGGTAAACAAAAGTCACGTTTAAAATTATTCTCCAATCCTCTTGGATCAAAATTTGACCTATACAAGTCTAGTATATTAACTTCGTGCCCGTTGGATTTAAAACAGCCAACTGCACGTTCAAATAGTGCATGATTTAGGCTTGTTTTTGCTGGGTGCACCAGCATGGCATAAATTTTCATTTTACAAATACCCCTAATAGTTGTTTTTTACCTCGCATGATATTTCCTGTATCTAAAAATAATTTATACATTGATATCACCGAATTTATATTATATCTTTTAGTTTTTTTAAAACTTATCTTATTCATCCCTTGCCATAGTGTTTTTCCTATGTTATTTTTATTAACATAAAGTTTTTGTTCACCAGTGATGATTTCATAAGGTATGTTGTATTTTTCCTTTATGTATTCTAAAATATCCGATCGAAATCTATTATCAAGAAATACCAAGGCAACAAAATAATATCCACCATAGATATTATTATTGTCAATATCAAACGTACAGTCTAATTTAGGATCATTAAGAATTTCCTGCCATCTGTTGTATATCGTTTGATAGTAGTTGCTAGATTTGAAGAAATTATTAAAAATATCTCGTATAATCACGCCGTGACGACGGCCCGCATGCTTCTGTCTTATCCAATCTAATGTATTACTAAAATAGCCGCCTTGCACAAATAGATTATATAGACTAGTAGACAACAACATTTCTAAATATTCGTCGGTGGTATAAGTATCACAGCCCACAACTATCTCATGTTGTGCATGAGTCTCCGGATAACTCCACCCGTTGGTCTTGGCTACTGTTTTTATACCCCATGTTTTCCTATATTCTATTCCATAACTAGGGGCTTCGGGCAGCAAGATCCATTCAAACCACTGGACAGATAATCTATAATTGCCAAATACATCTAGCTCATGATAGAATTTATCTAAGGTCATGCCAGGTAATCCCATAATGATTTCTACATACAAAGGTAATTTAGTATTTTTAGCAATAGGTTCAAATACAGATAATTGCTTTTCAAAGGGAATATTTTTTCGATCGATATTTTTTAATATATCGTTGTCTAACGTCTGCAGACTTAGTTTGATTTCTTTATTGTGGCTAAGATTATTATGTATGTCTGTTTCTAATATCGATTTAATAGCATCAAGTCTATTTTCAGTTTTAGCAAATCCACCATAGCCCATCCTAAACGTAGCACGTGATTCTTTTTTGCGTTTAACAATATAGTTGATAATATCTATGTCTCGATCACCAAATATACCAAAATTAGCATCGGCTAGATATAGATAGGTAAGATCAAATGTAACCAATGCATCTATATCTTTTTTAACTGAGTCAGGGCTCTTTTGTATCACAGTTGTTCCAATGCCGCCACCCCAATCACAGTATGTGCAGCCGTACGGGCAACCGCGGGTAGTTTCAACAATACTTAACAACATAGAGTCGTTGAAGTTGATTTTTTTAAACGTTTCAAATTCTTTAAGGGCCGATTGCTGTGCCAAAAATGCACTGTAGTCATAGTGAAATTCTTTACGCTGACTTCGAGTCATAGACTGGTTGCTGGACAACATAGCTCTAGATTTACTTGGATATCTGGTATCTGTTAATAATTTCCAATCAACAACACCGCTGTCATAATTGTCTAGTAGTTCTTTGAAAAATACTTCGCCGTAACAGTCCCCTAGGTGACTAGCATCTAAATAAGGATGTTTCTTAAACCAATCAATATCATGCTTAAGATATTGATGCGGGCCGCCACTAACTACTAGGCATTTAGGAAATGTTTCTTTAACCCATGTGGCTATTTCATGTGCCAGGCCAAAATTCCACACATACAAACTAACAGCAAACACATCTGGTTTAGTGCGTAGTAGTTCGTGTTTAATTTTATTAATATCAGTAGCATCATAGCAGTCAAGATAACACGGATGCCAGATCCATTCATCTTTATGTTTGCCATGCATCTCATAATAGGTTTTGGCACTGGCCCACAATGCTGGCAACCATATCTCACTGCTAAATCTAGGAAAGTTTGCTATGACAATGGTTTTCATTTAGCCATTCCTAATTTTAGCAATTTAATTATATAACCACCAAGATCTATTTCAAACCAACGATAACTATGGCTTTGTTGCTGTATCCAACGATGTGTGTGATGATTGTTGTGCAACAACGAACTAAAAAGGCCGCATCCTAACAAATAATGCGTTATCAATCTATTGTTGCTGTTATTGGGGACATCTTCATTTCTATACCCTAACAATTTACTGTGCCCTAAACTAGTAGTAAGGAACGTAATTATACTAATGATGATACGGCCCATAAACACAATTTTAAACAATACCACCGGCATTACTAACCATAACACAAGCCAATATAATAATGTTAACGGTATTTTAAATTCTTCACAGAAAAACGTCCAGTTGTCTTCTAATATATCTTTATGTATAATAGATTGTCTTGTCACATAAGTGTCTCTATTAGAATAGTCTGTTAGAGTTTGATATAAAAACATAATAGGACTCAGACTACAAACCGTATACCAATGTAGAGGAAAGTACAAATTATCTCTGCCGGATTGATCTGTTTGACTGTGATGATTTCCGTGATTAATACAGATATTGGTTAACGGTCCGTTGGCATGATCAACTGTGATTAGGAATGTTAATATTTTGTAGGTTAAACTTTTTGTATTAATCTTAAATAAGTAGTGTGAACAAATAAGATGACCGAATAACTCATTGATTGTAACGGTATAAAATGTCGCAAGGACATACCAATACCATTCAGTATTAATATGTTTCAAAGTTACTGCTAGTTCGTTAACACCAGCGACCCAAGCCACTGATGTTAAGACAAACAGTATAACATTGCTAGGATTAAGCGTGAACATACTTTTTAGCAAATGCTTTAAAATACCCTAATAAATCACGAGGGGGGAGTTTAAAGTTTTTAATGCCAGCAATCTTAACGATATGGCGTATTTCGTTAGCGTACTCGTTGGCATAGGGTTGCTGTAGGTATGGCTGGTATGCACCATCTTGAAGATTGGTATAATCATGAGCAATACGATAACATAGTCGACCTTCAATATTGCCCAATCTGCGATGTAGGGTGATTGAATTGTCAAACAACATTAAATCATTATTGTTCTTATACCAATGGTCATACATATATTTTTCAACAAATAGTTCTTTATTGATACGTTTAAATACCTTATCGCTTTCTTTCTTAGTAAGGCCTTTGATACTGTAAGCAGTATTGATACTATAATGCAATCCTGTAATACCGCCTGGGCTACGGATAACCATTGGGATTTCTCTGTCCTCTTCTGGACACATGTTGGCGTGCATGATAGCATCTTGTTCTTTATTCAATCCGGGATTAATTTTACCAGGAGTAAAGCGATGCAAGATAATCATGTCATCTAGCTCTCTACGGAAACTATCATTTACATTTTCATAATAGTCTGGTGTTGTGACAAATCCCGTAGCACTACCAACAACATTTTGTTGTGCAAACAATGCAACACCCGGAGTCCAAGTTAAGGTACCGCTTTCGTTGCTGTGCCACAATAGTTCGCCTTCGGCGAACAGTCCTTTAGGATTACCGTCTTCATCATAGCCGCCAGTCACACGACTAACATCATAACCGCTGGCTGTGCGTTCTTGTGTTTTAAACAATGATCGAATCGCCACTGCATCTTCTGCATCTAAATAGTCAGCACTTTCTTGTGCATCATTGACAATGATAGGCCAAGGTCTATCATATTTTTTAACTAGATAGTTTTTAAGACCGTACCGTGTTTCGCCAAATTTAAGAACACGATCTACAAAGTGGTCTTTAGTTAAATTGGTATTACGAATAACAGTAACAAGTCCCTGCATATGAATCTTGCCTATTTCTAACCATTCATCATCTGACAAATGATTAAAATCTACATCATCGACGTAAGTGCCAAATCGGCCAAGACCAGGAATCTTTGATAATTTCATAGAAAATTCTCCTCAATATTTTAATAGTATAACAGATTTATTTTAATATTGCTAGTGAAGAATTTCACATACGACATAGAGGGCCCATTTCGAAGGTCATCTACTCGACGTCAACACTGAAGGTTGGCGTTGCATTAATATTTATACGTTAGCGTTGTTTAGTGAAAATATATAGAACCAACCCACCATTTTCACTATTAAACCAAGCTAAAAAGTCTACAAATTTGTTAGAAATGCTAGGGTTCGCTGATTGAAATTCTAAGTCACTACACATGTTGCGTACTTGCTTATTACTAAAACTTAACTCAAATGGATTATTCTCTTGATCTTGATACAACGTATCACAATTGTAGTTAATGTTAAAGAACCTTTTGAGTATTTTACCGTTTGGGTTATACAGTGCCAACAGTAACTTTCCACCAGGTTTAAGTAACTGTTTAATTTTAGCCAAGGCTTTTTCATATTGTGGAATATGGTGTAACACTCCGCAACAGATAATTACATCATATTTCTTGCTAGTTTTAAAATTTAAAAAATCTGTTTTAACCCATTTAACATTATTGATTCCGTTAGTTGTAGCAAAGTTACTAGCATAATCAATGCTATCACTAAAGTCAACTGCGGTGAATCTACTATTCTTGTATTTGTCAGCGAACAGATTCGATACTAATCCTGTCCCACAACCAACATCTAATACATCCATATTATCATTTAACATTAGATCGATCTCACGTAAATAGATATTGTGTATGCCTTGTTCTTCATAGAACTTCAAATCTTCCAAACTATAGCGGCCGGGAAAATGTAGATTACTATAAAATTGTTTAATTTGTTCAGTGATCATCTAAGACTTTCTAGTAATTCTTTATATTTTGCTGATAACAGATCTTCTGTTGAATCAATAATAAAATCGTTAGGTGAAAATTCTGGTATTGGCATATTAATGGTTTCTTGGGATATCTTTTTAGCAAGTTCTCTATGCTTACCTAATTTAGGATTTTGATTTAAAATTAGTTCTAAGGCATAGTCATGATGTGCTAGACTGTTAGGATGATGATCTGTTTCATGCTTTAATACAACATATTCTTTATTGTTAATAAAGTATTCCCAAATACCAGAAAACTCCTTGGGATTAAATGGATTTTTTGGCGGATTAATAAATTTTGTCCAGTCTATTAAATTTATTAGATTTTTTATAGGCGACAACTCTGTTATTTGTTTAATTGTTTGTATTTCACCAGCAGAGATATCATCTTTTTCTTGATAGACAGTTTTATATCTAGGATAAAATTTAGGTCTCCCATCTGCCCATATATTTTTAGAAGAATGCATAGTATATGAGCATCCTATTTTTTCTAACAACAACTGAGTCTGATAAATGATCTGCAACTGATCAACTATCATGTTTGTAAAACTCGAGTACAGGTCTGGGTGTGTTCTGTATAATCCCATGTATGGATTATCCTTGCTAAACCAAATTTTTCCCTCTGTGGCAGGGAAAAATCCTGCTACTTGTTTGTTTTTGACCCATTCTTCGTCGTACCATAAACCAATTCGATGATTCTCGGCCCACATAATATTAATATGATCTTTTTCTGTAAATGAATTTATTTTATCAAGCAAGATCCAATAGATATTTTGATTACCGTATCCTTTATTAGCCAAATTTGTCACAGGTTGATCGTAGACTTGTAGCCAATCAGCCCACGTAGGCCAATACCATTTAGTCATACTACACCCAAGTGTATAAATCATTGATTAGTCCTTGGGGGCTTCTCTATTAGGTTTTTGTGCCATTGCTGGATCACTAAATTTGCGACCTTTGTTGGCTACATACGTTGATTGAGCATCAATCATTGCTCGTTTAAAAATGCCACGTGCTACAGGATCAATGATATTAGCAAGTTTAATCTTATTCATCTTGCCAAATTTAAATGTTGAGTTTGTTTTTGCCATGCTGTTCTCCTATCGAATTTTATCTAAATATTCTTTACCAATTGTACCAGTAGCGATCTCATACAATGCTGTTACGTTGGATTTATTTTCATATGTTATTTTAACTCCGTTGCGTTCTTGGAATGTGCGTTGAGTAGCAATTTCTCTAGAACGTGTTGCTGCCGCTAAAATTAATTTAAATTGATTATTGTCAAATACTGCTAACGCATCATCAATGTTATAAACTTCTATGGAACTTTTTACTCGTGCTTTCATAATAAATCCTATATAGGTGGGTAGTTGTTTTAGTATACACTAACTGTTAGATTTAGTCAAGTCTTTTATGTGTTTAATTACAGTATTGGCGCTTTTAATATTCATGTATTTTAACGGCTGTGTCAGAAACTTCATTGATTGATTCTGTGTCCAATCGTATGCATAGAATTCCTGCCAAGTGTCTATATGTGGTTGTAGATGCATTTGACTTAATGCCCAATTATCTGTTTTTGCTGTTATATACATACCGAGCAATTCGTACTCACTTAGCCACTTGTTATGATCGAACGGTCTGGCTCGTTCTATAGCCTGCAGCCAAGTACATTGATTACGTTCTTCTAATAGTTGTTTTAAATCTTTCCAGTAAGCTCGAGTAAATGGCATCAGCTCATTTACCAAACTATATTTGACTGTTTGAGCTAATCCGGTTATTTGTGTGATCATTTCTACATATATTTTTTGATAAGGATTCCACAAGTTCTCAGCTCGCAATATTAGTTTATTGTCTTCGAGCCAAGTAAATGGTTTTAGCAGTACTTGGTCGCAGTCTTGTATTAGATAATAGTCGCTGTCAAAGTGATCTATAGCACAAAGTTTTAAGGCCTGTTGATAAAACCAATGATCGTGCTTCCACGCAGATAAATCATAGTAATCTTCAAAATAAAGATCGTCGAGTAATGTGTAAGTAGAAGTGTTCAATCCGTATTCTGCAAACACACTGTCTATTTTATGTTGGGGATAGGGACTGATGATATAAGTTACATCGGGTTTAGGATTTATATAGTTGTCAAACGTCAGAGTAACAGCAGCTTCATTAATCCTACTAGGACCAATAAGTAAAATGCGTGTTATCATCTTATTCCGTTGGATGTGCTGGTACTAAATCTGCCAGGCCCCAAGTAATACTCATGCCAGGGCTTATGTCGGGTACTGAGCACCATCCATTGAATTTAGGATCATCTATGTGCGGATTGGTGATAGTTACGTTCGGCTGTCCGCCAAATCGTAACGGTTTGACTTTAGCAGCCTGTTGCCAATTTAGATTAATCTGCTGACCATCTAAATAGAATTCAACAGTATATGTTTGGATTGGGCCAATTGATTCCGGGTGGTTAAGCACTGTTAATGTTAGATGGGTTGTACCGTCCCAAGTATCTGTCACTACTTCAATTTTGTTTGGATCTACCAGATTAGGATCGCTATTAAACGGTGCTGTTACTTCTGCTCGCTCAACTATTTTATCTGCGCCTAATGATATGTCCACCCAGGCATTACCTGTTAGCGGACTACCTTTACTTACATTAACTACTACTTTGAGTTCTGACATAATTGAATACCTTTTATTTAAAGAAAAATGCTAGTTTACCACCAATACGCGAGCTATAGTAATTCTTGCCGCCATCCATCATAATATGACCTTCAAAATTTGGAGGATACACTGCGGTAAATCCTTGCAAGACTGCATCTTCACCTTTCTTGGCCATCTTAGTATATATCTGTACAATACTAGATTGGTTTAATAATGCAAGTGCGCCTTGACTAAATTCTTCGTTCATATTTACTGCATTGGCTACAGTTTTGGCGGCGGCAGCCATAATTGCATAACCTGTATTAAATCCTACTACGTTAGGTTTAACTGTGTATGGTTCCAATATTGTGCGAGCATTTTTAGTTATACCATCAAACGTTGTTTTTCCTGTTTTAATATATAACGTTACTTCGTCAAATAACTCATTAGTAATACCAGGAACACCCAATGCTATACCTAATTCAAATGGTCCTGTTAATGCTGAATTTTCTGCAATAATAGTTACTACGTCAATGGCGAATTTAGCTGTGTTTATTAACTCAGTATTACCTTCACGTTCTGCTTTTTTGTAAGCATCGTGTAGATTTTTAGCACTAGCTTTGGCCCCGCTACCACCTTTACTACTAATGCCAATTTGTTGTCCATTTGGAGCAGTTAAGAAACTGTCGCATAAGGCGGCATTCATTGCCATTGGAAATTGTACTTTACATTTGCTCCACGGTGCACCATCAGCTAGTGCCAGGCGTGCCTCGTCTGCTTGTCCGCCCACTACACCACCAGCAAGTGCTACAGGTTGCATAATCTCGCCAAAGTAATCACGGATAGCTTCCATTTGTGGTGCCATACCTGGGAATATAATGGCGCCTTGGCCTTGTGCTAGTGCAGTAAGATTTTGTGTGAATATTTCTTTAACAGGATCAGGACTGTTTGCTGTTACTGTTTGAATAAGCTGTCCCACGTCATTAAATACGTTTTCCGTTTTAATAAGATTTTGTGGGTCATAACCTGCTTGTAATTTTTTGGCACCTTTAGTTGCTAATTTCCAACCGGGGGGAATTTGATTGTTATTCCAAATTCCTAACATATTATGTTTAGTTTGTTGTAGATACCTGCCCCAATACACGCGACCGCCATCTTCGTCGTCGAGCTCTGCTACAGCAAATGCGCCGCCGCCTGGATTATTAGTCCACTCAATCTTAGCGTTGGCTTCTTGCTCAAATTGTGCAATTGCTTGATCTCGTTCTTGTGGGGTGGCAAACTTTGCTTGCTCTGGGTCGGGATATGATATAGCTGTTACAAAATTAAATGTTTTACCATCCTGATTTGCAAAGGAATCGCCAGGAAGGCGACCAAATATACCCTTAGCTTCTGTTACTAAATCATAAAATCTCATATCTACACCTTATTATTAGTGTATTTATCCTGACGTTCAATGTCATCCTCCGAACAACGTGCGCCGTATTGTATTTCCACAATGCGACATGGTTGATCGTATGGATTGTGTAGTTGGTGCCACGATTCTAAACACACATGTAATCGTTGATGTCTAACTAATCGTTGTTCAATTAATTGGCCAGAGACCCGCTCAAATTGGCGCACTGCACACTTGCCCTCTGTAATTAACCAATCTTCAGTACGATACAAGTGCCGTTGCATTGATAAGCTCTGACCAGGGTCAATGGTTAATTCCTTTACTTTTGTGCCAGAAACGTCATGTAATACACGATAATATCCCCAAGGACGAACGATTTTAGGCGCTTTCCACTCCTCTAATATCCAACTGCTACTGTTGAGTTTATTTTGGCCACCTACACCAAACACGAACTCTACATCTTTGACTTTCATTTCTGGAATATTTTTAGCAGTGCGGTCGCCGCCGTTGGCAAATACTATTTGACTATTAGGGTACATCATTCTAACGTTGTTGATTGCTTCAATCGCAGTATCGTCGTTGTCGTCAAAGAGGATACAATGATCTATCATCTTTAGGTTCTGTATAATATTGATACGTTCTGTGCTGGGCATAAACGCACGGCCTTTCTTGCGTTCTAACCAACTATCACTGTTAACCCCAACAACAAGTATATTACCTAATGCTTCAGCGGCTTTAAAGTATTCTATATGGCCGCTGTGTAACGGGTCAAATCCGCCCGTTACTAATACAACACGATTAATCATTTTTATAACTTTTTCTAGTAGGTGGTTTGCTTTTTAGTGGCATCGGTTTAAACGTTTTTGTTTTGACTTCAGTAGCGGCCGGCTGTTCTATAGTATGGTCAGACGATTGAACTACTTCACCTGGTATCACCCCCGCATCTGCTGTAGCCGAAGGTATTTCTGTCTGCTGACTAACGTAGTCAATAAAGTATAGTTCTTTATCTAACCATGGCATGACAATTTCTTCTTGTTTGAGGAATCCGTTTGCATTAATGCTATTAACAATACTAGGATGTAACAAGTTTTTATCTATTAGATCAAACCACGTAGTGGTCTTAGGATTCATTGGCTCTACATCTGTTTTATATACCGCCATGTTAATCCACGGGTCTTGAAACTGTTTTAACAAATACGCATCACGACAGTCAAATCCGTTAACGGCTAACATGTAAATTAGCATAATAGGGTTGTAATGGAAAATACAACCGTTATAGCCCCTGCTGTATTGTCTGCCGTATTCTATGCCTGTATGTTGCGGCACACTTAATGCTAGCATACCGTTTACATTAAGATATCCGTTCCATTTACGCAAGGTATATAATGGATCAGTGCTATATTGCAGACTATCATGCGCCCAGATAAAGTCAACTGGTACTGGAAACAAGTAGTCGGCATCAAAACTATTATTAACTTTATGAATATTCTTAAGATTGGGCAGTTGTGCTAGTTTACTAGAATCAGTATCCACAGCATGGCAGGCAAAGTTATAGGGTTGTGGCGGATCTTCGTTGTTCATTAAAGTAGCCCACCAAGTAGTATCTTCACCGGCACCACAACCCATGTCAGCTACATGATGAATACTTTCTAAAAATATATCGTATTGCTGTATTAGGTCAAGGATACGTAAACTATGTCTAGCCAATTGAAGCATCCTCCATACCTGCTGTACGCAAGCGGGTAATATGCCCTAGCATAAAGTTTTTACTTTCTAAGCCTTTCATAATACCTAGCCATTTGTTACGCAATAGGGCAACTTCGTTAATAATAGTTTCCATATCAATAACGTCATCCTCTGCTTCTGCATACTTTTCAGCATCGCGACTAGTTAGCGCACGTGCATAGGCTTCGAGATATTTCTTATAATGAGTTTGTCGAATTTTTCGTAGCTGTATGTTAAGATAATTGAGCACTGCTTCAATCTCTTGTAGTTGATTAAAGCGTTGCTCTGTAATACCTGGTAAATTTGCCAGATTTTTTTCAATATTACCATAGGTTCCAACTTCTTTTTTAGCCTGTAATAGTTCGTTTTCATAATGGGTTATGAAATCTGGAATATTTCCTAGACTAGAAACTACTCGACTATACCACATTAGTAGTCATCGCTTCCGTCGAGATCTTCTTCTTCGTCGGCATCGACTTCTTCACCTAGATATTCTTCAACTGCACGTTTCAGATAGCTATCAGTGCCACCAAATGTTTTAAGATCTGCTTCGGTGATATTGTGATCAGCTACTACGCTAATTACATGGTCAGCAGCTGCTTGTTTATCTTTAGGGTTGATGTATTCCCTGCAGGTTAACCATATTTCACCTAATACATCCAATTCTACATTCATTCTTCTTGTCCTTGTTCTAATACTTGATTTTCACTTAAGTCTTCATCTGCAACTTCAGCAGTTTCAGTACTTAGCAAAGGGTTAACATTAGATGAAATTTCTTTCATTACTTTGTCTAATGATCCGTCTTCGTTTCGTTCCCATGCTTTGCGGAATTGTTTAATAGTTTTTCCGTCTGCTAGTGTATAAACTAAACTGTTACCTTCTTTCTTAAGCAAGTTCTTAGCTTCTAACATGTCTGTTAATCCTGAGTAAGGACTCATACCAGTTTCATATGGAATCTCTACTTGTACTGACTCAAACGGTTTAGCATAACGAGTTTTCATAATCTTACAAGCAGCACGGATACCGTTAACTGTTGTAGTCTTGTTACCGTCTGCATCTGTTTTAAGTTTAAGTTTACGCATGGCTACAACAATACTCGAAGCGTAGATAAAGCCCTGACCACCTGAAATCTTGTCATCTGGATCAAACATATCTTGGCTTGCGTATGTATGATTAGTTGCCACTAGACCTAAGTTTAATGTACCAAACATGTTTACACAGTTACGTACAAGTGCTGTAAGTGCTTTAGGTTTACGACCCATATCACCCTTCATTTCACCTGCTTCAAACTGGTTAACGTCTGTTGGAGTAAGCATCATACCCAAGCTGTCTAGAACAAACAATACTTTTGGACGGTCTTCTTCTGGAAGTGTACGATACTCTTTAACAAAGTCACTGATAACTTTAGCCACATCATCAATCATAGCCATGTTAAGTTTAAGTAACTTGCTTTCGTCTGTGTCTACACCTAATGCGTGTAACCATGCTTCGTCAAGTGCGTTTTCTGTATCAATTAAGATTACATAGATACCTTGCTCTTGCGCATGACGTACAATGTTGCCTGAACAGATAAATGATTTACCTGCGCCGGATTCACCAGCAAACACAGTTACCTTACCCATTGGGATACCTTTGTTAAAGTCTCCGCTTAATAGATAGTTTAATGTGTAGTTGCCTGTTGAGATCCAATCAGTTGGATCGTTAAAGCCAATACCTAAGCCTTCAATGCTTTTAGTAATTGACTTTCTAAATTTACTAATGTCGAATGGTTTCGCCATGATTTATCCTTATTGAAAAAAGGGTAGAGCATTAGACTCTACCCCAATCTTATACTAAATTAAGATGTTTTTTGACGATTGCGAATCATTGCAAGGATGTCTTCAGCACGTTGGCCGCCACCTGCTGGTGCCGTTACTGGTGCTGTAGGTGCAACGTCGTCTGTTTCAAACGGTACATCTACTGATTCAACATGCTCACTAACTGGCGCACTAGCCGCCGGAGTTGATGCCGCAGGTGCTGATTGTGCTACAGCTTGTGCCGCAGGAGCCGCTGTTGCGCCGCCTGCTGGTGCACTAACACCACGTGGACGGTAGTAGCTACCCCAACGCTCTGTGTCATACGCCTGACCATCAACTGATGCTTCAAACATCTCTTTGATAACTTTAAGCTCAACATCACTTGGTTTCTTAGGAAGGAATTCGCTAAGATTGTACAAGCCATGTTTCTCAATGGCTTCTGCTTCGTCTGCTGTTAATGCAGATTCTTTACGTGACCATTTTGAAGTTGAGTAGTCAGCATAACCACCTTTTGATGTTTTGCTAACTGTAAAGTCCAAACCACCTTGGTAGTCTGTTGGTAAGTTTTCTAACTCAGGATCAAGCAAGGCTGCTTTAATTAAGTTGAAAATTTGTGGGCTGATGATGAAACGACGAATTGGATTCGCTGGTGTTGTATCATCTGCAATTGGGTTTTCATGTACAAAGCCTTGGAACAAGTATGATTTCTTTTTCCAATATTTACGACCCATCTCTTCTAATGATGCGTCTTTAAACCATGTACGTACTTCTGCAAGCACTGGACAAGCTTCGCCATACATTTCTACGCATGGTACTTGAACTGTAACTGGTTTACTATCTGCTTGGCCTTTTACACCAGCAAATGTTAAGTTGATCATTAAACGCTCTGCCCAGAAGAAGTCATTCTTTGGATTTGCGTCTGGTAAAAAACGGATTCTTGCGTTTGTGCCTTCTGGAATGTTCCAGTGGGCGTAGATAGCGTTATCGCCTTGTTGTTGACTACCGCCTGAACTGCGGTTTTCTTGTGCTTGTAATTTTGCACGAATTTCTGCTAATGATGTTGCCATGGTATAACTCCTTGTGTTTTAAGTTGGTCTTTTAAATGCCTAATAACGTAAGCATATATATACTATACGTTATAATTATTTATCTTACAAGAGAAATATTTAAATATTTTAACCAAACTTGTTAAAGTTATTTTAATTGAGTTTAATAGTTTATAAGTTTGAAATTGTATAATATTTGTTAATTAGCTTATGCTCGTTGTTTTTCTATTAGATTAATTAAGTTAATATTAGACGTATACGCACGGTTTGAATCTAATAATGATTCGTGATTGTCAAATCCCAATTGGTAACCAAGTTCTATCAATTTATCTGCTAGCAGTTGACGTCTTGCAATACGTTCAGCAAATGTCAAGGTTGGATTTTTTTTATTAAACCAAATTGTAGGATCCTTAGTTAATACTATGTCTGTATTCTTTTTACTTTGGTCGTATATCGGAGTACCCAGGGCTATGCTCATACTATAACCCAATGTAACTTCTTTGATAATTTTATTAGCCAAAGATGCATACTTTTCAAACATCAATACTGTATCATTGATATCGTCTGTTGTTTCTGTTGGATAACCCACAAATAATAAAAATATACATGATATATTAAATTTTTCCATAAACTCAAGTGAGTGGGTTAAATCTGCATTGTAAAAATTCTTCTTCATTTCGAGACGGAGTTTGTCGCTACCGGTTTCGACTCCAATTTCCAATCTTGCGGCTCCTGAATCAGCGATCTTTTTCCAATATTTCTCGCCTGATTGTTTTAGATTTCTAATAATAAACTGGCCGCCCCAGGTAAATGTTGGATATTGTTTGCGTATTCTAATTAAATAATCTAATAATTCATCAAACGCTAGCAGTGATCCGTTAACCAAACTATCAGTGAAGTGTATGTGTGCATTGGGTAACATTTCTAAAATTTTTAATATTTCGCTTGCAATATGCGAAGGAGATCTTTGTACAAAATCCCATCGTTTAGGCACTTCGCAAAATGTACAACGTCGCACACATCCTCTTGACCCTGTTATCGGAACGTATGGTCTTAGATTGTTTGCACTAGCTTGTTGTTGATAAAATACAACATCGTAGCGTGAGTAATCAGGTGCGTATGGTATATCTAGTCCAGCAATTTTTATATCACGCTGTATATTAAAATATTTAATAAGAAATTCAGGCCATTGAGCTTCACCATCGCCAACAATATAATAATCAATTATATCTGACTGCATCAACGACCCGTTTATACTATCTTTTATACCACTGCCGCCGGCCACTATCTTAATTGTTGGGTTTATTTTTTTCAACTCTTGACTCAGACTGACTGCCAATTTTTGACTTTTATAAGAGAATACACTTAACGCTACTAGCTTAGGATTTTTTTGATTTATTATAGATGCCCACTCTACTATATCAGAACACGACTTAAAGTCTAATATATTTAGATCTATAAAATCAGATTCTAAATCGAGCCATTTACAAGCACCCATTAATATTGCTGGTGCAGCTGGTAAATACCAAGTTGGCATTGGAGGGAAATTACAGATTAGTACATCCATAGCTCTATTTATCGGCCAATAAAAAAGGCACTAAAAAAGTGCCTTTTAATTGATTTATTATTGTTATTTTACTTGAGTCCTGCTATTCTGCGCATTTGTTCAATGTCTTCATCAAACTGTTTGTTATATAACGACACATCGTCTTCTGGTTCATCTTTAGCTATTGCCTTGATACCCCGAGGAATAGTTTTTAGTTTGTCTAAGAAGTTTAATGGTTTTGCTCCCATACGCTTTAGTTTTTCATCTTTGTTAACGTGATCGTCACCTGCAACTGATTCACCCAGTGCTGCTTTGATTTCTTCTTTGGTTTTGTTGTATTTTGCTACGAACTCTGCGTCTGATAATTCTTCTAAATCAATAGCAACGTCTTTCATACGACCTTCTTCTAATTCATCACAATACTCTTCTTGAGCGTGTGATAATGGACTAGCACTGTCTGCCGGTGCCATTGCTTCTAATGCTTCGCCCAGTGTTCTTGCTAGGTAGTCATAGTATTTTGCATTCTGGCGTTTTTTACTTGGTGCTTCTTTTTTATATGTTAAAGGTTTTTCTTCGCGTGGCTTATATTCTTCTGCAACTTCATTACTGCCTTCTAACTGATTAACAACTTGTTGAACATAAGCACTAATGTCACTAGAGCCAATTTCTTCAACTTCGCCAACCCATTCAGCAACATCTCTAGCCGCGTCCATAATTGCTTGTGGACCGTGTTTAACTAATAAGTCTTTGTGTTGGTTGATGATACGACGAATAATTGCTGACTGTATAGCTTCACAGCAATCGCTTTCATCTTCTTCATACACAGTACCGTCCATACCGCCATCGCCCGAACCGTATGTATCACCTTCTGTCATATCTTGTGATTTTTCTTCAGCTTTAGCACGTAGTTTTTCATTTGGAATATGTTGTGCTATCAGTGGGTCTAAATGTAAGTAGTCTAATAATTCACTTCTAGACATTTTGTTGTGCGGGGTATCACCTGTATCAGACTCTTCTAATCCTTGATCAGCAGATTCTACGTCGCCAATCTCGTTCATTAGTTCTTGGTATACTTCGGGTACATTGTTGTACACCCAATCCATAATAATATCACGTGCATCTGCTTCTGAATTTTCTTTTGAAGCATGTAACAATATTTCTTCTAATTTATTACTGTTAATAATACCGCTAATTGCGTTAATAGCATTAACAGCATCAATACCTAACGGCAATTCTTCAGCAAATACGTCAGCTAGGTCATCAACATTAATAGGTTCTTCGTCCCAGCTTTCTGCTACAGTGTTAGCCCAGCTTTCGAAGCTCTCGGCAAATTTATTAGTTTTCTTCATATTATAGGCCTTATAAACTATTGGTAACGCATCGCTCATGCGTTCATTAAATGTACGTTTAACAAATCTTTCTTTAAGAGCGTCAACGTCAAAATCTTCTTCTGGGATAAAACTTGTACTAGTTGCAGCAAATTGTTCTTTGCACTGTTGGTAACCTTTACGGCCACTCATTTTACCTAGAGTATTTTTTAGCAAGCTGTGATATTCAAATGCAGCTTCAACCATGCTTTTTGTTTCTTCATCTTCAAAAACACGGCGTACCATTGCGGCTTTAAATGGGCGCAATTTGCCACACTCTTGCGCAACTTCGGTAATATGTTGCCCAAACTCATCATTGATTTGACCGCCTTCGCTGACATGGCGTGCCATAGCACGTGCATAGCGTAGATTGTTTTCTGATAGTTTGAAGCGTTCACCATCTGCGGTTTCAAGATACATAGCACGAATTTTACGGCTACGACTACCACGTTGTTCTGGATCTATATGATCACTGTGGCGGATGATGATCTTTACAGGACCGTCATTTTCGTAACTGCTACGACTGGTGCCGTACATACGGCTTTCGCCGATAACGTCATCTTTGTCGTAGGTATCATCTGACCTGCTTACCTGTTTAACATCACGATGTTTAAGTGTTGAACGTGTAATATCACGAGGCTCAAAACTTAGTAGGTTGCGTTTGGCAAATTCACGTAGCTCTTTTAAGAATGCATACCATTCTTTACGTTGCTCGTCATCTAGATCATGGCTGATGTTCTTGCTAAAATATACCTTTAGGCTAGTTTCGTCAATGATACTAAGTGTAATGTTGCCGTAATTTTTACCGTCAACTACGTAGTCAAAGTTGAAAAAACGTGCATCTTCGGGATTCTGTGTAGCGTTGGCTTTATCATCGCCCAAGCTAACATCTTCGTAACGATCACGAATTTTTTCAAATAGACCTTCTGCAATTTTGTTAATTTCTCTCATAACAATATTTATCTAGAATATAAAGAATGGCATGGGCTCGACTATGTCTTCCAAGCTATCTTTCATATTATAATCAATTTGACTGTCGAAACTCTGTAGTAACATAGCCATGCGCACTACTAGGATAAGTGCCATAACTAAATCATCTGTTTCACCTGGTTTAGCAGCATAGCTAGGACCATTGGCTACAAACGTTTTAAGTTCTGATATAAGTGGTTTACTTACAATGGTCATACGCTTGCTTTCAATTAAGTTCTTTAATTTAGCGCATGCGGAGATTTTGGTTGAGTTAGTTGTGTTAAAGCCCTTGCGATATCTACGACCACTACCCGGACGTTTAGGTTCACTTAGGAATATACCTTTAAGATTTTCCTCGCCAATTTCACTAATGGATATAAGTGCAGCTTCACCTAAGGTGTTGTTTTCAACGCTGTAGTAGATATTGTTTTGGTTAACTGTTTCGTTTAGGTAGCGTAGGATTTCAGCTAGGATACCTACTTGTTGCTGTACAGGTGTACGATTGTGTTGCCATTCACCTACTTGTTTAAACGTGGGTAACTCAAAGATCTGTATACCAGCGGGGTCGCCGCCAGTACCCAGGCTTGGGTCTAAACTGACTACATAGGTATACTGCGGTTCTGGCTTTTTATACCAGCGTACCTGTCCTTGACGTTCTATAGGGTCTAGACCTGCAAGCTCAACTAGCATACTAGGATTAATTAGAGTTTCATCCCAGATGATAAATTCACAATCCATTTCACGTCGGAAACGTTCATCACCTAGCTGTGCCCGTTGTTGGCTAGCCCACTTTTCATCGCGGTCTGGATGTTCTGCCCAATAGCTACGGAATGATTTAAACCCGTTAACACCAACTTCTGTTGGATTACCAAACTCATCAAAGCACTTGTTAGCACCTTTCCATAGGGTAGCAAACTGGTCTTCATCGCTGTTAGGCGTTGAAGTAATAATACACTTACCACCAGTTGCTAGTGTGGGACTTATAGCAGTCCAAAATTCTCGTCCTATGGTAGGGCGAACGAATGCAAACTCATCTGCATATAGTAATGATATAGACATACCACGACCAGTGTTTTCAGTTGTTGTGGCTGAAACTATTCGACTACCATTATCAAAATCAATACTACCTTTGTTGTAACTCACAGCACCTGCACGTATAAAGTCGGGTACGCTTTCGTAAGCGTAGCGAATACGTTGCATGATTTCTTGTGAGCCTGTGTATTTGTGTGCGGCAATTAGGATAGTACTATCCGGTACGAACATAGCGTACCATAACAAGTAACCAGCGGCACTTGTTGACTTACCTGTTTGTCGGGGCATTAGCGATATGCTAAAGCGATAGTTATGATATGTATGGATTAAGCGTTTTTGATAGTCAAACGGGGCATATAGCATACGTCCTTGGGTAGGATGTTGTATATAGAAGTAGTTACTCATAAAGTATTCCGGTCCGTCTATAGGATCTGAGCATTTTACGAATTCTTGTAGCTGTTCATGTGTAAAAGACGTTTGTTGATGCGGCTTTTTTACTAGAACGTTATCTGTACCTTTTGCTGTTGCCATACTATTACTTATACTAGTATGCTAGTGTAGGTTAATTACCAAGGCTTTTCGCCTGTTAGATATGGTTTACTAAACCATAATTGAAACCATTCCGGAGTTCCGGGTTGAACGTTGTTGTTGTTTTGATAGTTGATTTTTTCTACTGCGGTGATGCTAGGATTACTGCCTTCTATTCTAGTAGGAGTATCGTATCCTTTGTATTCAGCTAGTTTACCTGCATTACCAGATATACCTGCTAATCGTTTGATTTGATCTAGATCATCCATTATTTTGATTTTCTTTTAATGGGGCCACGATCACGCATAGGACTTACTTTATGCACATCATCCGCTTCGCAACTTTTATGATCGTGTTCTGTTTCTGCGTATTCGCTGTCTACAGTTTTAAATGCACTTTTCATCATTTTATGTTCAGCTTCACTGTAAGGACGAGCAACATTATATTTCTCAACCCAACTACTCTGCGGCATATCAACAGCACCGTCACTCTTGCCGTCAGCCATAGCAGTTGCCATCATAATACGATTTAAGTTGTAGGCACGGTCGTAACCGCCTTGATCACGGAATTTCCACTCGCCGGTGTCAGCCTGTGTTTGATCTTTGGGCTTAGTGCCGTCGTATCCTTCAATGATGATTTCGTTAATTTTCATATTTTGATAATTTTCTAATGATGCAACGTGTGCTTTTGACTACAGCTACGCATAGGCATACTAATTTGTATTCTATACGTAGCCTAAGACTCATACTACCCTTTTACATCATTGATCAAACTTTCGTATGATTTCCAAAGCTGTTCTTCTTTAACAGCCATTGGGTTATCACCACGATATGGTTTATCACTGTATGAACGTTTAGCACGGTGCATATCATTACCACTTGGAATAGCAGTATCAAGCCCACCAATTTTTTCATTTGGTGTATTTGTATATTCAATATCACGTTCTTCAGCAACTTCTAATTCAACAGGCTCAACCATACCTTGTGCAATAGCCGATGCTGCATCTTGTGGTAATTCAACTGCTTGTACTGTTGGGGCAACTTCGTCCATGCCGGCTAATTTACGGAACAAGTTAAGTGCATCTTCTTGGCCGTTAGCTGTAATGTTTACATTGATATCTTCTTTAACAGTATATTTCTTACCGTCAACTTCAAACTCTTTACTACCACTTGCTTTAGCTGCCGCTAGTGCGCCCGAGAATTCGTTGCCTTCTTCCATTTCTTCTTCTTCAATGGCACTGGTATCTTTGTATGATTTATCACCTAATTTAAATGTATCACCAGCGGGTGTATCTGCTAGTTTGCCAGTGAATGCATTACCTTCAACAACACCTGCAGCAGCATAGAATTTATCATGGCTAAAACGTGGATTTTGTTGTTTAAATATATCAGCGTGATGTTGTGCTAACTCTTTACGTTTAGCTTCATCTGGAATATTTTTAATTAGGTTTGCTACCATTCTAAAGTCTTTACGACTGGCAGCTTCGTTGATCGAACTTTCATCTAATGCGTCTTCGTGTTGGCAAGCGCATGATGACTCTAACATGCCACAGCTTTCACATGATGCTTGTTTAGTCGGCAAGCCTGCTAGTTTAGCAATTTCATCCAATTCTTGGCCTACCGGTGATGTTACTGGATTGGCATTTGTTGGAGAAGGAATATTTGATTGATTAATATCTTCAGCTACTTCTTTACAGTAGTGACCATATGATGTAGCTACATCACTTAAAAAGTCTTCATCCATTAAAAGAATATTTCTAGCTTTATTTGGTGTAATACCTTGTGCTACCATTTCTTGGCGCACTGCGGTAACAAATTCGTTGCCAGCTGTGTCTAGATTAGGATTCTTATCACATAATGCTTTGGCAATTGACTCATAGAAATAGTCGCCTTCTTGTAGCATACGACTTTCTTTTAGTTTCATTGGCGTAACGTTGGTCAGTTTCGGAGTAGAGTTTTTAACTGTATCACCAAATGCAATACCTTCTTCAACTTGACCTTTGTTATGTGCTTTCCATGCTGTAGCATAAGCAATACCTTTTTCTTTCTTAGATAGTTTGCCGTCTTTAGCATAACCTTTCTTAATATGTTTAACCATACGTTCGGCTTTCTTACCCGGAGGTGCTACTTCATCTAAATCACTAACATCATCTTTTTGTGCTGCACCGCCGTAGGCTTTACCAGCAACTTTACGGATTGGTGTATTAGCATTGTTGCTGCCACGTTCTGCACGTTCATCTTCTTGACGATCTTTTAATGCTTGTAAACGTTTACGTTTAGCAATAGCATCTGCGTTAGGTGCTTCTGGCTCATCGTATTTGCCTTCATGTAGACTATTGTGTATAGCTGTGTGTACTTCAGCACCGTATTTGCTTTCTAATTGATTAAGTTCGACTTCTGACAGTGGAGTGCCGTCAACAAACGTTGCCGCAACACAATAAGCATCTGAGTAATCAGGTGCGTCCCATTGGTGTACGTCTTCAAAGTCCAAACTATTCATGTTAACTTCTTTGCCACCAATAACAACTGCTTGACTTTCATTTAGGCTGTGTTCACGTTTCTTCATAGCTTCAATAAAGTCTGCTAGTTTACAATCAGGATGTTTAGCTTTGTATTTGTCATAGTTAGCTTTGAATTTAGGATGTTTAGGGTTATATAGCTCGTACGGACCTTGGCCTTCTTTAATTTTTAATTTGCTTGTTAGATCTTTTGCGTCACCACCAAACATATCTTTAAACGCACCTTTGGCATTGTTTTTATCTTTAACTGCTTTCTTAGGTGGTTGATTAAAAGATGAGGAGTGACGTACACCGTATTCATCGTAGTCGTCGCTACTAAACGGTTTAGCTTTTTTTTCCTTAGCAGCTTTCTTCATTGGCTCTTTTTTATCGCCATCTTTATCTAGGTCTAAGAAGTCCGGTTTGGCAGATTCGTTAAATTTAGCAAATTTACCTGCTAGGCTTTTAACAGCATTCATAATAGAACCTTTAGGCTCTACATTTTCATATACTGTTGGTTGGTTAACGCTTTCGTTTAACTGTTCTGATTTTGCGTTGTCATTCAGGCCTTTCATTACACCTAAAATATTATACATTCTCATGTCGCTCATTTTATGCTCGTCCTTTATTTGTAGTTGGGATCTTATTTTGTTTGCTACCTACTGGACTTACTTGTCCTTGAGCAACATCATTGGTTGTTTTACCGTATGCTGGATCTTTCGCCCCACCTACAGTTTTGTCAGTGCCGTCAATTTCAAACTTAGCTGGTTTTTCTAATTCTTTAAGAATTGTACCAGCTTCACTATAGAACTTGCTAGCAGCTTTTTGGTCTTCTGACGCTTCTGGCAAAGGTTGTGTTAACACATCTTCACCTTTCTTAAATTCACGTAATTCACTTTGGCCATCAATGTTCCAGCGCCAAATTTCTTCTGGATTGTTTTTAGCTACAACCACAACCTGTGATTGCGGGCAACCTAAACGTTCAGCAACGATAGCACGTAATTGAGCATCGTTTACTGGATATTTAAGACTAGCATCCATTAAAAAGATTTCGCAGTTTTGAATACTTGGGAAATCAATGTCGTTAGCTTTGATTGGTAGATGTTTGATTGCACCCAAGCTCTCAACTTCATAACTAGCTAATCCTATTTTTAGTCCGTCTAGCTTGTCTGCGGGATCGCAGTTGGCTACTTTGATACGGAATTCATAAATTTTTTGGTTTTCACCAAGATATTGTAAAAAGTTTTTCATAATTGTAAAAGATCCACTATAGTGTTATTTATCAAGAACACTATGTTTTTTTGTTAAGTAGTTGCTTAAGTAGTTCGTTACGGTCAATAACTACACCTTGCCCGTCTTCTGCATCGATGAGCTTATCACCGTCTGTTTTCTTGCTTGCTTGGTCAATTTGCCAGTCTAAACGAGCTTTTTTCAGCTGTAAATCAATCGTTCTGAGCTTTTTATCTAACTTGGCTTGTTTGGCTGTAATAGCATGCCCTAGGAGTGTACCTGCGGTTGCAAGTATATGCCCACTGAAGCGTGCTTCTACGTTCATGCCCAGATCGATCAAGTCGTTAAACTTATCTTTGGCTAGGTCGCTTAGTTCATCTAGCTCTTTATCGCTAGTGTCTAGGTCATTGACCATTGGTAGGGCAGCATCAATCTTGTCAATGGCAAGATCAACCGCGGTAATCATTTCACGATTTTCTTCAATGGTGTGCTCTGCTTCTTCAGCAGTAACATCATCTGTTGGGGGTAGATTAAATAATTCTGATAATTTTTGTGTCATAGTAATACTATTTACACTAGAGATTATCGTTTAAGATTTTTAAATATGTCGTGTTCTGTTACCACACGGAAACGCATGTTATTAGCTTTACACCAAGCATCTGCAGCGGCCCACTTGGCCATGTTAATTGCCACGCTGTATTTGTCTTTAACTGACCTAGCACTTTCCATAGTAGTCTGCGCTAGAGGTTTAATTTCTACTACTTCTACGTGTCGTTTTTTACCTGCATCTTGATATACTATAACAAAATCTGGTACATAGATAGTTTGTTTGCCTAGTACGGGATTGTAATAAGGTATTTGTATACTTTCGCTGGCCCACTGTGTAACTGCTGGATTATTATCACAAAAGTTCATAAATGCAAATTCCCAACTGCTACGGTATGTAGGAACTTTCTTTCCTATATACTTTTCTGCATTCTTAATTGTAAATTTACCGTTAGCGTACTTGGCCATTATGCTAAAATCATTCGTTCTACATATGGGCTAGTTCTAGGACTGTTACTAATACCCAATAGGCTAGTGCCAACTCTGTTTAAATTAAGCAACATTATTAGATACGCATCTAATTCTGTTACATAGGCATAGGCAGTACTGGGACCTGGTTTAGCATACTGTTTAGTTCCAGTAGTCCAGGTACCTGTTTGGCTGTCAAACACATAATCATCTTGTGCTTGATCATTAGTTTCATGTGAGTAATATGTTTCTGGAGAGTTTAATCTATTTTTATCGTTTAAGGCTTTTAATTGATCAACTATACTCATTGGATCAATGCCTTGTTGTAGTGCTGTATAGATCACTGCCGCGGCTAGATTTTTACCTGTGTCTGCATTGCCTGTGATTTTTTGAAAGAACGCAACCACAGCATCGTTAATCATCGGACTTGTGGTTTGTGGTAAGTCGTAAAAATTATTAAAATATGCACTAGTACTTGCACTGTTGTTTGTTTGATTGGGTAAATTTCCGTTGATTGCCATAGTGTTATTCCTATCTGTTAATCAGGCCACCGCCGCCGGTAGCACGTTTAATACCTTGTTGCACTGACGAACTAGTGGGTGCAAACACGGTACTAAATGGATTTTGCCCTTTAAGTATGCTGTTGCCAATTTTACTCAAATCAAGTGCAGGTGCTTGTTTAAGTTGAATATTAGTACCTGTGAGAATATTAACTGAATTTATACCGCCTTGAATTATTGATCCCAAGTCGCCGTTTTCGATCCCTTTAATGACTCCCTTGACTGCACCGATTGCTGCGCCAGCGTTACGTAGTGGACTTGGGGTATTATCATAATGTATTTGATCAAAGCCCATTACAGTGCCTGCTTCAACTGGTCCTGATTCATATAATACTGACTCAAATGCCACAGTCATCTGATGCTCTAACGGAGTATATTCGCCTGCAGAGTGCTGACCGTGTGCAAACGATGTAATCATTGGTTTAACTAGATAGTATGCACTAAAACGCTTTTGATGTAGGCTATAAATTCTAATTGCATTTATATAAGGTTGATTTTTATCGTCTACTGTAGGGCTATATCCCCACATTTGTTGCTGACGTTGTTTATACTTGCTGTCATAGGTATATGTTGACTCATTACCTAAGTAGTCACTATCTCTATAGTAGTATGAGAAATAGTTTTGCCAAAACATACTTACAATATCAGCACTGTCATCGTGGAATGTTATGTTAACAGGATCGTAGTTAACTCGTTCTTGCTGTACCATTTTACGATTATATGCATTATAAACTTTGTTTTGTACGTTAAATTTAGGTAGGTTAACAGACTTGGCCATTAAGCCCATTTCTATTAGACTGTTTTGATCTGTTCCTGCTATATTTTGATTTAGGTCGATGAATACATGGTACAGGTTGCTAAGTTTGGGACTTAGTCTGTATAAGCCGTCAACAAATGTACGGGCGGCGTGTTGATAGTCGCGTATGTTTTGTTCTGGTGCTATGGATTGGAGCAGGTCGCCCCAAATATTATTCTGACTCATAACTTATCCTATATACATTATTTATCGAGATAAAAAAGCCCGGATTTTAACCGGGCTTGTATTAGTTTAATTTTCGTCTGGATTAACCAGTAATTACGGTACCAAATGTTCTTGTTACAGAAGCACCAATACCTGAACCTGTAGGTGTTTGTAATGCATTATCATAACGAATTGTTAGAGCAATTGTCATTGGTTCATTAGTTGCATAGTTATTATCGGCATAATCTGCTGCAGATAAGTAACAACCTTGCAGTTCCCAAGTTTCTAAGATGTTTGGAGTACTTGCACCATTACCACCATCAAGAATTTCTAGAATAGTTTGGAATTTATAATCAATGCCAGAACTTGCACTAGCCTGTTCAAAGAAATCAAACTGTTTCTGCATCTGTTCACCGACACGTTTAGTAACTTCGCCACTGGCGTCATCACGCAGGTTGCATGAGCATTCTGCCCAGGTTGGTTTACCAGCTAGATAAACCTTACTGTTGTAGATTGGGATTTCAATTGGGTCAAAAGTTACCTGCGGACGTTTAAAATCAATAACCTGTTTAGTTAACTCAGTTGACGGTTGTGTAACACCAAAATTTAAGAACGTTACGCGAAAGCGGAACTTTAATTTTGGCATTAACAAACCCTGTGAGCTGGCACTTTGGTTTGTTGATAACGGCACTGTAAAATTGCTTAATGATGATGTTGCCATCTTATTTTCCTTTTAATACTTTATAGTATTTACCATTTTTTCTATTGCAAACTGGGAGAGTTACCTCTCCCATTATATGCGTATATTAATTAATTGTTAACGCTGCGCCAGTGTTTTGTAAACGTACTGGAATATAAATGAACTCAATTGCTTTAACTGGTTGAATTGCAATATCAATCCACAACTCGTTAGAATCAATACGTAACGGAGTGTTGTTGGTTGTATCGCAAACTACCAAGAAATCATAGATACCACGTTTAGCAACTAAGTCATTAAACACTGAATCAAATGCCGCTTTAACTTGGCTACGTGTAATAGTATCATTTGGTTCAAATATAAACGGTGCAGCTAGTTTTGCTAATACTGTACGTAAGTACACCACTAAACGAGCTACGTTAATACGATCCATTGCACTTGCTGATGCTGAACGTGTTTTTTGACCGTATGCAACTAAGCCTACGCCCGGAAGTACTGTTAATGGGTTAATGCTGTTTCTGTAAAGAACATCACGTAGACCATTTGTAACTCCGATACTTACATATACGTTGTCATTGTTACGATCAACATAACCAATGCTTGATACGTTATCAATTAAGCCACGACGTACACCAGCTGGTGCAAACCACGGATAGCTAACTGCATCACTACGGATTATTGTACGCAACATCATATGACTTGGCGGAACAACTACTGAGTTACCATCTAAGTTAGTTGCTAAACCACTTGGATAGTAAACACCTAGATATTCACTACGGCTTACTAGGCCAGTTTCGCCATTGTCTGCAGCAAGGTTAACATTACGTGCCCAATTGTCAATCGATGTACTGTCTGATGGTAAATCAATTGGACTATCACCAATAATGAACGCTGTGTTTACACGATCGTTATTTAAAGTGATCATGTCTTGGATTAATTCTGTGTAACCCGGGCAGCAAATTAAGTTAAACTGTGTTTGGTCTTCACGTAATGTTGTGCTTGATGCAATAGCAGCTTTCAATGCTTCTGTAACTACGCTACGTTGTGCTTTGTAACCAAAATATGGAATACCTGTAGTCGGATCTTCACCGCTAGCACTTACCCATGCATCAGCTTCTGTACTACCGACTGCGACTAATTCTGCACTTGTAAAGTAATCTGTCTTAAATGATTTTACATTATAACCACTGCGACGTGTATTAAACAATAATGTACCACGTGCATATAGTTGATAATCAGGAGCATCTGGATCTAAATGATC